TTCCGAAAGAAAAGTGGATTCCGGGGGGACCATCTGACGGAAACTTTGAACCAACCCCAAAAAAATGGCTTCCGGAAAGTATGTCTGACCCAGTTACGGAGGGGAGAATGCAACCCATGGCTAAAGTGAATCCAAATGTGCCTACAGAGATTCAGGAAGGAAATACACAACCAGACATGGACCCGTCATGGACTCCTGAAGCGATAGCGAGAATCAACGCTGAGAATGATGCGTCAAGAAGAGCATTAGAAGGTGAGTAGATGAGTGCATTTGACAAGGCTTGGGCGATTCTAAAGCAAGGCGATGAACCTATGCCACAATTAGGCGAAAGAACACTGTTAGATAATTCTGCGGATATAACTTTTGAAGAAGCACAAGCAGACGAAGCCGCCGGGAGAGGTAAGATTCACCGTTTGCCGGATGGTTCGTATGAGTTTGTTGGGTATTACCCAAACGGAGAGTGATTAAGATGAAACAGAGGATTTGGTCACGCTCAGTTCAGAATCAAATCTTGAAAATACCCATTTAAGGACCATCGGATGGCTGCAACCATGATGGTCCACCTAATTTCGTTTAACTGGGTTTTTGCTCGAAAAATGATAAAAACTGCCTTTTTGGGCTTAAAATCGGGTTTTTTAACTGATTTTGCTCTAAAAATGGCAAAAAGCAACAAAAAACGCTCAAAAAAGGTTTATTTTGCTCAAAATTGATAGTCCGAAGGCCTTTCGTCCCTATTGTGAGTGCTTTTGACATCGCTTGGGTCTTTCTCAAGGGTAGTAGGAGGCCCGGTATGCCCACTAGATGGGGTAAACCCAAACTAGAAGAGGAAATACCTGAGGAAAAAGAGGTAGATGCATACAAAATAGCCTCCCCTTGGGCTCATGCGAGGGAAATGGAGGCTGAAGACTATCGACAGGGGAGTATTGCTGGTCACGAGGGGCGAATAAATCTACAAGAAATGGCCGATGATGAGTGGTATAGGTTAATGATGAACAAAATGAGTATGTTTTTCGATGACAATCAGATGAGAGATGCCGGTGGGCAGGAAGCATTCAAGTCATTTCCCGATTTCCTCTTTCAAAACGATGATGGGAAAGCCATTTGGGACGAACATCAAAGGAGATTGGCCGCTGACCCCAATTATCTGCAGTCTACACAAATTAATGATGAAGAAATGGTCAATAATCCCGTTGTGCAAGAGTAACGAAGGTCTTTTAATAAAGCACCATCACCGTAATTTCCAGAATGGTCATCGGAGATAGTCCAAATACACCTCCAAGTGCGGCTTTTAATCGCGCTTGGCTACTTTTGAAGACTCAACCTGTCGGTTTGTCTTTCACTGAGGAGGAGAAGTCCTTTATCCTCGGAACAATCATCAAAATGATGAACTCAAATGATACGGGACTGCAAGAAGATGGTGAAAACCTCTTCGTTCAGTATAACAGAATCTAGTTCCCCATCGTTGTGCTGCCAGTGCCTGCTCCGGCTCTCGATAATTGTCTCGCTTCGGAGGTCATTTGCTGATTTGCTGCTTGATTTGCTGCAGAAGCGTTCTGTAAGTGCCCCCAAGCCTGTCCCATTGGGCTTTCTTGGGCTGTTTTGGCACCTGCTACTCCTGCCGCTCCTATTCCTGCTGCTCCTGCTGCGAGTTTTTTGCCTTGTGCTCCTACTTTTCCTAATGCTTGACCTATTTTTGAGGCTCTCGCGGCTGTTAGAGCACCAGAAATTGCACTTCCTATTGCTGGAAGCGCGGGTAGAATCTTCACTATTCCATCGCTCACAAATGAACGGGAAAGGGCGCAAACTAATTATGGTGTCGCTTTAAGTGCCTTACTGGTGGGACCCCGCCGTGAGTGAGATTGATGCTGCATTTGACTTCCTCAAAGGTCAGTTCGGGGGTAAAGGGAAGTCATACATCAGTGAGCGCCCTAGAAAAATCGCAAGAGCCAAAGTTCAACGCCTCTCTCGTAAGGTTCAGACTGATAAGACCAAGAAGAAATATAAGCGGAACCTCGATAGGGGGACTGTACGTCCGAAGATGCGTAGGCAGACCGGCCTTGTCCGTGTAAGCAGGAATAGATAGTATGAATCCCTTTGAAAATGCTTGGATTTTCCTCAAAGCACCTTGGGAGAGATTTCCAGAAGGAGAGGGGGATGAAACTGGTCGTGATTTTTTCCCAACTGGTCAAGATAAGGTAACTGATGACCAAAGAAAGGCCAAAAGAATTCATATGATAGACAATAATCCAGAATGGGTCGTGGAGAATCTACTTGATAGCCTATATCCATCAGAAATAGAACGATTCGAAGGATTGCATGGGCGATTAGATGAAATATCCGATGATAGAAGACATCCTGATTCTCGATTCAATCTTTCGAACATGGAAAACATTCCGTCTTCGACTGGAAGGGAGGAAGTGCCCGGAATAGTAGAGCCTTCAGCCCCTGTGGGGGTTCTGGGCGCCGCTGAAGACCCAGCCGAGGAGGAGGAGATTCCTCCTTCTCCCAAATGGAGCGCTTCTGATAATGCACGTGGACGGGTTGAGCGATGAGATACAGTAAAGGTGGAGTTTGATGCCTGATTCCGACAAGAAGAAGTGTCCGTGTGGTTGTGGTGCGAAGGGTTGCGTTTGCCCTGATGATTGCAAAGGAGATTGTATCGGAAAGGCATCTGATTCTGACAAGAACAACAAGAAGGGCATGGTAATGGTCATCTCAGTGGGCGGCAAGTCCCCAAAGAATCCTGAAGACACCTCTAAGCCAGATGTGAAGAAAGCCCCAATCCCTGAAGCGACTGCGGGAATGGGTGAAAAACCACGAGAAAGTGTTGCTCCACCCGCCCACCCCGGTCTTCAGGGGATAATTGACAGCATGAACAGTAGTGTGGGGCAAGCCAAGGGAAGGCGAGAGGAGTTCGATGCATCTGAAGAGGGTCAAGCACTAGCAGAAGCCCCACAAGAAGAGCAGGACTTTCGACAACTTGACCGTTTTGGGGCTGAGATTAAACCCGGCCCTGTGAGCCAATCAACTCAAGACTTACAGATGAGGACAGAACCCTCTGGTAGTCCGAAAACGCAGGATTTGCAACTCTTACAGGCTTTGAATCAAGCGGCTATTCGTGATTCTCATTATAATCCAATGAGAAACCGCCCGCCCGGTGTGGACCCACCGATGCCTGAGACTTCTCCTGCTGATGTGGGGTCTCTGCCTGCTCCTAAAAGACCATATGAGAAAAAACCGTTTCCGGATGAGGGCCGACCTGTTATAGGTGGGCCTTCCACCATTGCTGAGTTTGAATCGGGTAGAGAACCTAAGAACATCTTCGCTAGGTCCTTCGATGGGCCTCTCAATCATGCTTGGTCGCTACTCAAGTTCGTAAATAAGAGGAAATACGCTCAGATGGCTCCTGAAGACTCAGATTCTCAGCCGGGAGGCGTATATCAGCAGGTCCCCCCAACAGAAGACCTAGAACCAGAGGAGGAAGAGGGCGGTGAGTCTTTGATAGACGAAACATACCGTGATGACCCAAACGGTTTGCAAGCATTACTACAATTGCTTGGTGAAAATCCTGATGAGAGGTCTCCGGCAAGAGGTCTCAGTAATTTGCAAGACCCATTCAGGATGAAGAGGCCTGAGATGGAGGATGAGATGAGTGATATGGGTGAAGAAGAGACTCGCCGCTTGTCGCCAGAAATGATAGGTAGTAGATGGCCTGCGAAAGATTGGCATGGGCTTTCGGAAATTGAGGGAGAAATGCCTCAGTTCTCGATGGACAAACCTGAGATGGGTGAGAGAAGGCAATCTTTGCAGAGTGAGATAGCGAGGAGGGGTAAGCCTGCCCTTCAAGAGTGAGAAGAAAGTTCTTGTTCGTAAAGCGCAACAGACGCTTCCCGCCTATAATCCAGAGAGCATCATGGAGTTATTTGACCCTGAAACCCACAATATACTCATATCTTCCAAACCAAATTGGGTGAATGACGAAAATCCGATGAGTCAAAAGGAGCAAAGTGAGAGACACGATAGGTTGTTGTCTCAGATTGGGGAATTGGAAAATAAACTGCAAATGAAAATCATCTCAGGTCGTGGACAGAGTGAAGAATGGGGGCCTGAGAATTCTATTGCTCTATCTAACGTGCCTGAACCTCTAATTCCTGAGATACTAGGACTTGCTGAAGAGCATAAACAGGACTCGATACTTCACTCTCCTAGTGGAACAGGACAGACTGAGTTTTTGAAACCAGATGGAGAAGTTGTAGGTAGGTTAGAGGAAGGCGGTTTTACAGAAAAAAACCCACCGGCTTACACTGAGTTCCCTACAGGGCAGAAATATGCCTATGGACAGTATACTTCAAATCCTATCGGTTCTGGTTTCGTTGAGATGGGCGAGCCTATGGAAATAGCCTTCCAGTTGCTCAAAGAAGAGGACGAAACTCCACCTAAGAACTTCGGTGTCAAAGACTACTCTATAATGAATCGTATATTGATGCCGCCAGAACAATTCGACCATGACCCAAGTGTTATGTTCCCAAGAGAATGCCGAACCTGTGCTGCAGACATTCGTAATTTCAGTGAAGGTGTTCCTATGGATGATAAACAAGGAATCTGCACAGGTTGTCTTCACCCTGAAAGCCGTGATGCTGCATTTGACAATGCAATGAGTAATCCAACAGCAGAAGAACCACAATTCGGAGACAGTTGGCAAGGAAAGAACGCATCTGAACCTATGGACATAGCCTTCCAGTTGCTCAAAGAAGTACCACAGGATTTCGGTAATTTTCATGACCCGAACTTCAGATATGAGAAAACTTATGGAGATGCAAGGGAATACCGAGACATTCCGATAAAGGATGCGAGGTTCGCACCGTTAGATAGTTCTGACTTCGACCAAATGAGGTCAAGCAACATAAGAAATATCATTGATAATGTGGATAGGATGAACTACGATGCCCCATCTTTGACCTCTTTGGAAAATCGCCCACACGCCGACAAGGACAATTCACAGATAAGAGAGTGGTTATCGAGAATGCCGGAATATGTCCGTGATAAAGATGGCAGGATAGCCCCCGTGCCTTTGAGTGACGATGGAGAAACTCATGTGCGCTTTCATCCTAATTCAGGCCCGGACAGGTGGGAATTGGAACAGGAGATGAACTTGAGGGATTTGGAGTCAAAACCCACGCTATTTAATGAAGAACATCCGTTTTCAGAAGAGTTCCAAGACCTGCAAAGAAGCGAACCAATGGATATAGCCCTCCGGTTGCTCAAGGAGAGAGTGTCACCAGAGGCGAGACAGCACAAACTGGAGTATGATACGAAATATGAGTCGAACCCGAAGAGGGTGAAATACCGTGAGGACTTGAATCGAGAGAGGAGACGAAGAGGCATCTACGGCACAGGTGGTGGTAAGGATGTCAGCCATACGGAAGGTGGGAAACTGACGTTAGAAGGCATACATTCCAATCGGGCTCGGCATTTCAAAGATAAAGGAACGTTGAGACACGCTATTTGAGTCCAGAAAAAACAGAACCCTTATCATCTTCCCTCTCGCGGGGTCTATTTAGAGGTCATAATAATGAGTGTGCAAGACCCCATGGATAAATCAGAGATGAGATTGACTGGATTGATACTCACGCAATCGTTACTTATCGGTGCGGCTGTAGGTGTTTATGATGCAGGGATATGGTTACCGGGAGGAGAAAGTGCTGGGCATTACGTAAATGGGATAACTTACGCTATGGGAGCGTTGGCTGTTCAAATTTTGGCTTACTACCTCTTCAAGATGTTCTTCGAAGAGCAGATGCAAGACAAAGTGAGAGTATCTGAGTTGCAGCGACAGAGGGATTATCGCTTTAGGGAACAGCAGTTCAACTATGACCAGAGAAGAGCAGATATGGAACTCAGGATGCAGGAGATGCAGTTAGAGAAGGAGTTGCATTGGATTCAACAAAATCCCGGACAAACGCCTCCCCATTCAAATATCGGTATGCAAGGTTTAGGAATAGACACGATATCTTCACCTCCTTTAGTAGAAGCAAGGCCATTGAGCATGGGTTTGGATTCTCTCACAGAGCAAACACCATTTGGATTGGAAAGCGCGCCAGTAATACCAAGACCGAGAGTTCCTTCGAGCCTCAATGTGAGATTGAAGAAAGATGGAACCCCAGACTTAAGATACAAGGGTAATGGTAGCGGTAATTGATGGGACGCATCTTCAAAACTCCGAAAGATGATTCTGTTGAGGAAACTCTTCGCGCTATGCATCTCGCCAATACTGTGGACAACACCTATGAGTGGGGTGTTGGTTGGATTAGGACCATTATCGCAACCGTAGTTGCCGCTCTCTTGGTGAGTGCCATTGAGTCCAATTCTTCATTTTCGCTTTGGGGTTGGACTGTAGAATGGGCTTATGGTCAAGCGCAAGATTTGGCTGATTGGTTGTATAGTAAAATAGATGCGGCGGTCTGATTCATGGTCGGAATGGGTAGCGTCCTGATAGGCGTAGCCCTGTATGGCAAGAATGTCTATCATTCTTGGAGACCAAGGAGGGTAGGAATCTATGGTGGCACAATGGTTGGTAAGACCACACTTGACAGATATATGACTACTCCCGGTGAGATGGGAGAGATACCAGAAGACGAGAGGACAGAACATTATAAAATACTGAGTAGATATTTACTTCCCAAACCGACGAGAAAGAGAATCGCTTGGGAGGGAGAGAAGAGAGTTGTGTATTCTGCTGATATTGGGGGACAGGAGAGGTTCTGGAATCTTTGGATTGACGATATGGTTGCTAGACAGTGTGAAGTGATAGTTTACATGTTCGATGACCGCGCTTTCAAGGGCGGCGGTGATGGATTGGAACAAATTGCCGGTTTCAAGTATCTTGTGGATAGTCTCATAGAGCGGCGGTATAGATACAGAACTCTCAAAAGTAGATGGAGGGGTAAGAAATACAGTCCTCGATTACTGATGTTAGTTGCTAACAAGGCTGATAGGTTTTTTGATAAGAATGCTGCAGAACTATGGCAGCAGGGAAGAATAGGCGAACACAAGTTATTCGACCCTTTCCGAGATGACTTAATCCGTCTTCAGAAGGCGAGACTACCCACAAAACGTGCTTTCATGGCCACAAGGATAGGTTGGAACGTAGAATCAACCATGATTGAATTATTGACCACTTGAGTGACCTTTTTGATGTAGAGGGGTGTCGGGCATACATGACAAGAGGTAAGACGACTACTGCTTTGGTTCCCACTGGAGGGGGTAGTAATTCGTTGAGAACCACAGTTCCCATGTGGATTGTCCATCAATTTGGATTGACTGCTGGGAATAAATTGGAGTGGAGTTTATCGGCCCAAAATGGCAAAATGACTATTCACGTAGCGCCTGCGCCTTTGGAGGACTAAACATGGTATTGGACATCCCAGATAATATGTATCGCACAATAACCAGAACGCCCTTACCATCACAATCGTTGAGTAATCTGAGTGAAGCCGCTGTGATGAGTCTTGCTCAACAAGGTAATCCTCAATTCAATCAAGCGGCTATAATGGAACAAGCCACCGCTCAACAGTATATGCAGAGTTATGCAGTTCAACAGAATTTGGAGGTTCCTAAAGTCAATTTCTATCCGAGTCGTCATGCAGACCCAAGAAAGGCTCGTAAGCATGACATCAAGCAGGCATACAAGTTGTTGAGACCCACGAAGCGTTCTCTACTCGACCCTCGTAGATGGGCTTGGAGTAATTACAGATACAACAAGGATAGTGCGGTTTGCGTTGTTGATGGGTGTGATTGTAAGAAACTCATAGAATACGACAATCTCTATGCGAGAATAACAGATGAAGAGTCGGGTAGAAGCCTTTGGGAGATGTATTGGCAGAATCCGATTTCTGGTGAGACCGAAGCATTCCTTGCGAGAACAGGAGTCACAAGTGGTAGGTTAATGCGAGGAACTTATTGTCCTGAACATCTTCATCTCTATCATCTTCTCTGCAAATGGGAGGATGAGCAAGATAAAGAAGATGAAATGAAACCGAGTAGGTTCCGAGACAAGATAAAACAGGGAGTCAGTATAGTCACAGTGCCTGTAGCGGCTATTCAGGGCACTGATGATACAGTCTCAGTGCCCGAATTGGTTCAGAAATACGAACCATTCTTTCAAGAGATAGAGAAGGATTCCAATAAAACCAAAGGCATCAATGTTTGGCACATACCAAATCCGGAGAGTGGTATGAACGATATAACTATGATACAATTTGACATGAGGATGTTTCAAAGAGAAGCGGAAGAATACCAAGCGGCTGCTCAAGCAGCATTCAATAGTGTTCTCAACCAACAGACTCAAACACTCGCCCCTGCTCCGGTAATACAACCGCCTCCAGTGGTGGCTCAAGCAGCACAAACGGTAGTTACAAATCAAGAGGTAGCACAATGACGCTTGGTCTTTCGAATATGAATGCCTCACCGACTAGCACTCTCAGTTTGGGATTAACACCGCAATCACAACCAGAATCAAGTGATTATGGGGCTCAGTATAACACCGCTTATGGTGGGGCCTCTCCTTTCACTGCTGGTATTCTAGGTGGAGCGGGAATTTCGGCTCAACAGTATCAACAGTATCAACAGCCGATAGCGCCTCCTTCAGATACTCAAGTTCTCGCTGCCATGCTTGGCACTCTTCAGCCTATTGACAGATTCATCATAAGTCAGAATATGCCGGTGTTCATAGAGATGCTTTCCAATCTCACTACTTACTCCATACTCAATGTTCTCAAGAATTGCACATTCACTTTGGATGAAGAGGGAACTATGGCTTTGGATGTTACTAGTATGCCTAGTGACCTACAAACATTGAGTGCTGAGAATATCATCGCCCAACTCAATTCTCTGCAGAATACTTCCATGCAGATAATACAAAAAGCGGAAGGAGAAAGACAGCAGATTTTGCAGTTGGCAGACCAATCTTTGTTACAGGGAGCATTGAGCAGTGCACTTGCTGACCCCGGAATGTTAGAGGGTGTCGGACAGGCGGCTGGCGGTTTCATCAATAGGTCAATATTCGGGAGAGGTTGAGATGATTAGTGGAGGGGGTATGCGAGGTAATATGCCCGGTTCGAAGCAGTTTGCAGGTATGTCTCTTAATCTGATGGCTCCTAAGCACAGCGTCATCATTGATATGGTAATGATACAACTTATTAGCGCCATTCTCTGCTCTATGCTCATACTCGCTCTCAAAGGTAATGAGATTAACCAGATGGATGCCTCTTTCATAATGATGGGCATCTTTGCCTCCATCATGTTGTTAGGCGGGATTTACACTCGGATAAATCGGATGTAAATCATATAATGCAACAACGTTCATGTGGTATCTGTAACTCCGACTTTGTGTGGCCGAGCGAGAGCAAGTGGTCAAGAGGTCTTGCGCCTTTTGTCAAAGTGATACGAGAGAGGCCTTGGAAGGGGCCTTATTGAGTGGTGAAATATCGCATAAGGAACTAGATAAGGAGATGAGTTGGAGGGCCAACACATCAGACCGTCATTACAGGAATCACATGGGGGACTATCACATGGCGGCGAATCCCTCTTGTCTTATTTGCACGCATGAGCAACGCGGTGATTTAGAGACCGCTTACTTTGAAGGAAGCCTTCCCAGCGAGGAGTTAGCGGAGTTATTGGAATGTGCTGAATCTTCAGTATATCATCACATGAAACACCATTTTCAACCGCTTGTAAGAAAGGCGGCGGCGATAGAGGTCTCTCTAGCGCTTGGTCAAGAGATGAACGCCCTTCGTTCCAACGCTGAAAGACTCAACGACAAACTCAATGAGTTACTTGAGGATGGTAGTGTCCATGAGGACGGTTTTGTCAAAGATGCGGTCTCTCTTCACAAAGAGGTGAGAGAGACAATCAAGGATTTGGTGAAATTGGATGAGAAGTGGGGTCCAGAGACCGAAGGGACTCAAATCAATCAGACGATAAATATCCTCAAGGTCGAATTAGCCAAGGAGAGTCCTGATAGTTGGAAGAGAATCAAGAGTCAGTTATTGGAACAGGTGGAGTGAGTATTTTGAATCAGATAGTTATCAGTGATTTGCTGCAAATGGGGCATCCCGGATATCGCCTCTTGAAACAGCAGTCAAAGATAACACCCAAACAACTTCCTACTTTTCTGGATTATGTCTCTCTAATCTATCAGCGTTTCAAATATTACATCAATGAAGAATCCCATGGTAACATGGAATATGGTAATTATCTCATAGAGATAATGGAGGCTCTGAAGACATTGACCGAGGAAGATGAGCCTGCTGTAGTGATTCCCGTTCGTGAGAAACTCAAGTCACTTCTACCTCATTTCGAGGAAGAGTGTAAGAGTATGGGTAAGTGTTTTACAAGCCCTCCTTTTGTTAAGGGCTTCTATGCAGAACTGGCCGAAATGGTCAAAGAATCTGCTTATGAGGTTATGGGGCCAGTAGTGGAGGTTATGGAATGAAAGTTCGTCGTGGTTTTGTCTTGATTAAGACTGGAGGGATGATGGGAAGAGGTAGTGATACTCGGATGTATGCTCCGAGAAGTGAATCTTCCTCTATGTTCCGTACTAATGACGGAGAAGACAGGTATGAATCAGAAACACCTGATTCTGGTCGTAGTCCGTCTGACCCAAGATATGCTGATGCTGAGAAGGAAAAGAGGCAGAATGACCAAGATAAGCAAGATGAGAGAGTGAGGGAGCGTAAACATTTCAAAATAACGCTCGACATGTTAGCAGGTCTCTCAGATGATGAAGATGATGATGAAGATGAACCGTGGCGTTCCGATGAGCAATATGACGAGGAGAATGAGCCCGACAAGTTTGACATAGATAGAGAATTACACGCCCAGACTGGGCCTGCTGGTAATCTCGGCGCTTTGACCAGCCTTGCTACTCAAGCGAGAGGTCCGGGTTTCGCCTATGGACATCCAGTTCAGATGAGTGAACTGATTGAGATACCATTCCAGTTGCTCAAGTCTTTCTCAGCAGAGGATAATCCAGATATCTCGATGATGAGACCTTTGGACTTGCGTGGCAAGGAAACCAAAGAAACAGAGCGAGGTCGTTCTAAAGAGGAAGGTAAGAAATGGAGACCAAGCACTGGGACTTTCAAGAAGCCTCCCGGTGGAATGATGGGTGGTATTGGTGCTACTATGAGGTCTTACAAAGCCAAGAGGAGAGGAGTTCGTAGAGGCACTAAGACTGGTATGATGAATGCCCCGCTTTCTGTGGAGATGGAACACAGGGGAGTTGCTGTTAAGCAGCCTAAGTCGAAAGACCCTGCTGCTTATCGAGAGTATCTAGGACAGCAGGACGCGATAAAGAGGCAAGGTAACGTCAGAGTGACTGCCGCCAGCCCTTCAAAGAGCAATCCAAGAAAATATTTCGCAGGTGCAACTGGCGGTGGTAGATTGCAATCATTGCTACCTTCAGAGAGAAACTTGGGAGCAACGGGAGCGGGAGCAACGGGAGCGGGAGCAATGGGAGCAATGGGAACAAAGGGAATGCCGAAGCCTAAGTTGAAGCCTCATCGTCCTCCACCAATAGTTCCGCCTACAATCAGTGGAAGGCCTCGTCTCAATATGGGCGGTTCTTCTAATCCATTCTCAGGAAGCATGTCTTCTCAAAGCATGGCTACATCCTTCGACATCTTTGCAGGAAGTGATTTGCAGAAGAAGCATAACTGGGGAGAACAGCAGGAAATCAGATTGTTGATGCATAAAGTCAAGAGGCTGCTTGAGGAAAAGGAGAGCAAGAAGAAAGGTAAGGGGGACAAGGGAGGCAAAGATGCCCATCATCCCAATCATCCGGCTAACGGGCCGAAACAGACCAATAGGAACGAAGGCGGGACATCAGACCCTACTAACGAGCCCAGATATTTCGGGACAGACCCTGTTGGTATATACACCAGCAGGAGTGGAAGAACAGCATGAGCGTGATATCTTCACTTCTCAATTCTCCTCTGTTGCTTAGAAAAGGAGAGGGAATCTTTCGAGTGGACCCGGAGACTGGTGAACCAGTCTACATCGGGATGCCTCACGAAGGGATATTCCACGACGACGAGAAGAACCCGTTGCATTATGGGATTGACTTGCCTCTACACGCTCATCTCGGAGACCGGACACCAAGTGGACAGTGGATGAAGGGCGAGCATGGGGAGATGGTCTGGCAGGATGAATACGGACATACTCACAGGCACGGCATTGACGGGTTGATACACAAACTCGGTGAGTTAGGCGTTCCTGACCCTTATGATTTCATTCAAGAGGTCATTGACCACGTCAATAAGAATCACACCAACGACGCTATGAAGATACCCAGCCTAGAGGATGCCGCTTGGAGGAAGTTAGTGGCTCATGGTTACAGTCCTTCTTACAGTGAAGAAGATGCTCTCAGTTATCCCTACAACGGAAAAGGAGGCACTTTCGCTACACTGAATATGAGTTCTGACCCGGAAGCGTCCAAGGCCAAGTTCAAACTGGCTCATCATCCTGAGTCATACAGGCTAGGTTTCGCCCCAATCCTCAAACAAATGCTGGCAGAGAAATACGGCATAGACTTCCCTGAGGGGGCATACGAAGAGGGAATCACACATGGTTACATATCTGGCGAAGACCTCAGTTGGGACCAAAATGGTATACCAGTAGCAAAGAGATTGAAGAGTAAGTTCGGTGAGGCGCTCACACCTCAGGGTTTGCTTCCTCCTCATATCGCTGATGCGCTTGGTGTTACTGATAACCAAGTCCAACCCTTCCAAGAGGCTGTGCATAGTTGGGAGATGTATCATGCCCTACCAGCGATTCTCGCTCATCCTGACGCGCAGCAGATTTTCAAGGAGTTCGAGGGTAAGAGGGCTGGAGGGAGGCCGTTCAGTCCTGTGATATACGAAAAGGCACTCGCTAAATTCGCTCCCAATATGCTTGCTAAAACCCCTCCTGAACTGTTGGACACCCCGATAATAAATGTAGAGGGTGGGCAGATGTCTCTGAGACAGGCATTACAAGATGAGACTGGCATTAAAATATTGGCAGGTCAGATGATGAAGAGTCCCGCTGCTCTTGCTTTCCTGCTTGGGAATGCAGACCAAGCGGGAGCGGCCAATCACATCCTCGATGAGATGCACAGTCAGTTGCTCTCACAACTCTCACCTGAGGAAGCCAAGGCTCTCGATAATACCATGATGGGGATAACTGCTGGTAAGACTCCCGGCGCTCAAGACAGGAACAGTCATGAAATGGGAAAGAAACTGTTCGGTCTAGCGCACCATGTGGAACCCGAATCAATGAAGGAGTTCGCACTTAAGCACTTCCCGCCTCACCCGGATTTAGAGGCGCAGGACGGTTTGTTCAATATCGTGGCTGATTCCATCTCTCACGCTCATGGCCATCAACCGAGAAGAGCAACCACAGAGGCTCCTGACTACTCCAACGTCACTCTTCCCAGACTGTTGGACCAACACATGGGTCCAGTGCCTATACCTCCGCATCTGGCTGAGAGACTAATACCAGAATGGCAGGAACACCCTCAACCACAGGCCGGTCCTGACTCTGATGAGGAGATGACGCCACTCGCTCCGCCAGCGCCCTCTGGTGATTCTGACATATGGAATCGCATCGCTAATTATTCCCCAGAGACTCAAGCGCAGATATACGAGCATTTCAAGACACAAAATCCTCAACATGCTATTGATGAATCATCTCTTCAAACTCAGGCATTGCAAAGTGGGCAAGAGTTCACGCCACAAATGGCAGCGCAGCGTTTCATCAATGCCCAGAGGCAAAAGTCGGAGACTACTCAACAGACTCTGCCAGATTACCCAGTGGCTGCCAGTTTTGATACGATACCAGTGGAAGACAGGCTAATCAAAGCGATGGAGAGATTGCAGATGTTAGATGCCAAGAAAGATGTGGCAGTCTTGAAGAGGGTGTCCACAGTCCCATCAGGCACAACAGATAGTCATTCGTTCTTGGCTGATAAGATGGGGCTTGAAAAGCAGGACATTAGAGCAATCGCTCATAGCAAAGGGGATTGGAATCGTGTGGCGAAGGCGTATAATACAAAACCTGTTCTCGTTAAAGCAGTGAAGGTATCTTTGGAGGGACAGTGATGGGTAAGGTTCTGGTCAAAGCAAACGGTGGCGGTGGCGGTGGCGGTGGTAGTGGCGCTGGTAGCGGAAGTCTAAGCGCTGGATTGCTAGGGAATTTAATGGGAAAACCGAAAACTGGTTTAGGTGGCTTTGCTGCTGGCAGTCTTGGTGCTCTTCAGTTCTTGACCAGCCTTGCAGATGCCGGAGCGAATCAACAAGACATAGTGAGTGGGGCTGGTTCTGCTGCGGCGTATGGTGCAGCGACAGGGGCTGGAGCAGGTAAGGCTGGAGATGCTCTTGACCCTTCTGACCGGGTTGGTCAGGCTATTGGATATCACAGACCGGGTGGTTGGAAACAACAGATAGCAGCATATGCTCCGGCTCGTCCTCCTTCCGGTCAAGGAGGAGGTATGCCCAATCAAGGTCAATGGAATAGATGGGGAAATCAAGGTTTCAATGTGCCTACTGGTTTTCAGTTAGGTAATACCGGAGGGGCTACAGATACCAGAGGGGGGCACTATGACCCCTCTACTGGAAAGAAGACCGCCGATTTATTCGGAAGCCCCACCACAATAAACCCCTCTTCTGGTAGCGTTGTTCCTAGAATATCTCCATCACTTTCGACCCCATCACTTTCTTCGGGCGCACCAATATCGCCACCACCAGTCGCGCCAGTCGCAGTCAGTCAATCGTCTCCGACTACAGGTACTACAACTGGCGCTACAAGCCAAGGGGGTGGATATGTGCCGAGTGCACCTGAGCAAGTGCGAGATTATAATATGGATTATGATATGCCGAATATGGATGACCAATCTATGGGAGACCAATCTATGGCTGATGTTGAAACTCCAGTCTTAGATACCCAGTTGGTGGAGGAAACTCCTCTGCCAACAGAAGAAGAGGATTTGGAGCAGATATTGTCGGGCGGAGTGCAATTGCCGAAGAGTGAGCCTATGGAGATTGCATTCCGATTACTGAAGGCGGCGGCACGATGACTAATGAGAGCATGCAGGAATTCATTGACCAGATGGACTTCGAGATGTCTAAGAAGTCGTTCGAGTATTTCTTCATGGATATACTGGGTTTCGAGATGAACTGGCATCATGACGAGTGGAAGATAGGTCTGGACAAACATCAGTATTTCTGCGTGAAGGCATCTCGTGACCATGGTAAATCAGTTTTCTTCATGTCATATGCCTTGTGGCTAGCCACTTTTAATCCCGGATTACATGTCATGATTTTTTCTCACTCCCTTGAACAGACTCTTGAGCACATGCGTTTCATCAAGCAAAACATAGACGGCAACAATATCTTGAGACCTTTGATTCCAGAGGGCAGACCATGGGCGAAGTCATACTTCGAACTATCGAATGGCTCTCGAATAATGGCTAAATCGGTTGGAGGGGCCACTCGTGGATTCCACCCTGATGTTGTTGTTTGCGACGATATCTTGTGGGGCACAACGGGAACCGAATTGCAGAGAGCAGCAGATTGGTTCTACGGTGTCCTTCTCCCGGTTCTCCATCACAGTAGTAAACTAATGATGGTAGGAACGCCATTCAGTTACAATGACCTGTATGCAGAATTGGAGGAGAAAGAGACCTTTGTGGTAGACACTTATCCAGCAATCAACTCGGAAGGCGAGGCGTTGTGGCCCAGTAGATGGGATTTGGAATCTTTAGAACGGAGGAGAATGAGCATGCCAGCCATTCAGTTCAGTCGAGAGTATCTCTGTGAGCCGATTCACGATGTCGCTAGTATGTTCCCGATGGACATACTAGAAGCGTCTAGAGACACCAAACTCGTTCTTCTTGACAGAGCAGAGACGAATTACAACGAAGAGGGGGAGGCAGATGGTGTGTTCGGACAGCATTTCATCGGGCATGACCCGGCAATTTCATCGGATAAGAACGCTGACTTCACTGCTATGACTGTCATGCGACAGAAACCCAATGAGGATTTCAAAGAGATAGTTCACGTTGTGCATGAGCGTGGAATGTCTTCAATGGCGCAGAAGAGGATGATGGTGATACTCAATAGCAGATTCTCTCCTGAACTCATAGAACTTGAGGGTAATAACTTCCAGCGCATGCTTGAACAAGAGATGAGGGAAATGAGGGCAGATATGCCAATCAGAGTATTCATGACCACTCGTGCAAAGAAAGAGTCTCTTTTCATGAGTCTTTTGCTCGCTTTCGAGCAAGGTCAAATCAAATTACCGTATGGTAATGAGAAGAGTAGGAAGTATACACACGAGTTGGAAATTGAATTGAATCGTTTTGGTATGCAGAAGAACGGCAAGTTAGAGAGCGTTGGTGTTCATGATGATTTGGCGATGAGTCTCGCTCTTGCAAATTGGGCCTCAAAGGAATTCAGAGGGTCGGTAGTTATGCTTGATGATTATATGCCGGGATTCGATGAATGGCTCAGTGGCGAACCTAGGAGTGGAGACGGGGATTCGTGGTTAATATCGTAAGGTGATGAATAATGAATACAACATATATTGAAGATAACAATTTGAATACTACCCTTTGGAGTTGAATGAATGTGGTCGAGCGCTTTTCTTGAAGAGGATAATATCTTCGAAAAAGCCATAAATGAGGAAAAGGAAGTAGAGGCTCCTCAATATGTGTTCTCTAACACCGGAAGAGGTTGGTTCGAGACTCACTTAGGGTGTTCTTCTTCTGATTTCATAAACAGACTTCAGAAGATGGGAAAAGACAACGAGGAAGTGAGAACCGAAGTGGATTCGATAATTGAAGATGTCAAGTCTCTCAAATCTTTGGAGATTAAAGCCACCCTATCCTCCTTATCTTGGACCAAAGACAGAAGTAACATCATCAAGAGTTTAGGAGTCACAGACGAAGATTTGAGGAGTCTCAGGAAGTTCGGTAATTCAAGAAGTGTGAGTTTGATACAGGCATGTAATCTCTGGGAAGGAGCAGATAATGCTCTCAAGATGTTGGACGATTTCCAAGATGTCTGGGATGAAGAGGAAAGGAACGCTTGGCACAATGCTATGTCACAGAAGACTGATGCGATAAAAGTGTGGAAAACTGCTCTTCATCAAATAGACAGATTGACACAGAAGGAGAAGGATATACTCAATAAGACCTCTGAGATACTTGAAAGTGAGGGGGCCTTGACCAGTAGGAGGCTTCAAGAGAGGATGATGGATTCCTCTTTCTTGCAAAAGAGCATGAGTCCTTCCAAATTGTCTAAACTACTTTCGATGTATGGCGAGGAAGTTGATATCATAGCAGGAGGCGGTAGAAGAACATTCGTGAAAATGTCTGATTATGGTATTATCATCAAGGACCCTTGGTCTTATGCAGCAGATTTCTTGGAAGGGGACGGGTTCATCACAATCACCGAAAGAGGAGAACCGCGTGCTGGTTTCATCGCTACTGGGAAAAGAGGAAAAGCGCATTGTGAAGAGTTGCACAAATCTCTCGATTGTGGCTCTCTTCAACTTAATCAGAAAAGCAATAACATAATCATACATAGACTCTTATTCTATCAGGAAGACGAGATAAGGAAGTTGTTGGAAGGAATCTCTCCGTATGTGAAAGATAAGAATGGACAAGTCGAGAGAGTTTTATCTTACCTGAATACGAATGACTTGGAGAAAAGGGAAACAATCAAGCGGGTTGTTAGAGGCGCAAATGGGGAAGGTGGTGCTTAATGGCAGAAGAGGGACCGATTCGAAGATTCTTGGACACTCTAAATCCGTTCAAAAGACGCACAACTCCGCAACCGCAGATGCCGTTGCATACTACTGGTATTCAAGAGCCCGTTATGGCTCAAGGAATAACGCTTCCAGCGTTGTATGCTGTATCTCATGAGAATCTAATTCTTCGCACTGTGATATCTAAATTACAACAAGAGATATTCCGAAGAGGGTATTATTGGGAGAAGAGGTTCAGATTCCGATGTGATACATGTGGAGAGGAGTTTCAACATGATGTGGATGAATGCCCTACGTGTGGCTATGATGTCAGACCACCAGAACCTAACGAATTGGTCTATCCTCGCTGGTTGTTCAAACAGCAGAACTCTATGGAACAGGATTTCATACACGTCCTCTATGAGATTGAGAAGGACTTGGACATTATAGATGACGCTTTCCTGATTCTGATAAAGGAATACTACGTAGACCCTGAGACTTCTGAAATACTTTTCTTCAGAGTGAAAGAGGTAATTCGCGGTGACCCCATATTCATGCGTATAGTATCAGACAAGAGGGGAGTGAGGGGCGGTCGTTACAAAGTGTGCCCGTTGCATAGGGACCAAATCTCATATCCCGGTCAAGATGATGATTGTCAAATATGCGGAAGCGAGATGGACGATGTTCATTACGTCAATATGGCTGGAAGTGGGAAGACCCAGTATTATCTGAAAGGTGAAATCATTCATGTTAGCAAATACAATCCCTCCAAATTGTATGGTAGGAGCCCTGTCAATACGATGTGGAGACAAGCCATGACTCTCACTGCTATGGATAATTACATGTATACAGCGTATCAGAAGAGGAGAAGTCCCAAGGGTATAATCTCAGTCACTACAGACAATCTTGAATCAATGAAGTCCTTTTGGAAGACAGTAGACGAAAAAATGGAACGAGACCCGCATTATATCCCCAAGGTAGGGATAGAGTCTGCTTCGGGCAGGGGAGGCGTGAGTTGGGTCAAGTTCATGGACACATTGGAAGAGATGCAATATATCTCGGTGCGTGATGAGATGAGAAACAGGATAGCGGCGTTCTATGGGGTGAGTGCCGTTTTCATGATTGACAATGGCAAGAGCGGGGGTCTCAATAACGAGGGAATGCAAATTCTTGTGACTAATCGCGCTGTTGAATACGGGCAGAAGGTATTCACTGAAGTCATTTTCCCGCGCATGTTGAATGAGATGGGTGTCAAAGATTGGAAAATGACTCTTTATCCGAACGAGGAGGAAGACGAGATTACTCGTCTCAGAAGAGATGAGATGGAAGCAAATCTTGCTCAACGTATGATGATGCTAGGTTACAAACCGGAACTTCTCGAAGAAGGGGAGAGGGACATTCGCTTTGTCTACAGAAAGATTGACCCAATGGAACAGCAACAACCGCCAGCGCCCGGTGGAATGATGCCTCCGGGAATGCCTCCGGGTGGTATGCCTCCGGGTGGTATGCCTCCCGGAATGCATCCTCCGGGAATGCCTCCGGGAATGCCTCCGGGAATGCCTCCGGGTGGTATGCCTCCGGGTGGTATGCCTCCCGGAATGCATCCTCCGGGAATGCCTCCGGGCGTAATGCAACAAGTGATGCCTCCATCGCAACCCGGCGGAGAAGGGGTGGGTATCAGAACTCCACAAGGACCAGCGAGACCTCAACAAAGGGCATCTATGGGAGCAGGCTCTCCCTTTTCAAGCGTTCAGCAGAACGGTTTACAGCCCGGATTAGCACAGAATGTTTCTAACGCCCTTTTGAATGCTAGAAGGCCTCGTGGAGCGTAAGTATAATTAAACCAACACCACTTCGAGAGAGTTGAACGAACATGGATTTGAGCAAGATGGACCCTATGGCGAGAAAATTGAATGTGCATACGGAGGCTTTTTCCAAGGCTTTGGAAAATGGAAAACCCGATGAGGCGAGAGACCATCTCACTGAAGTTTTGAAATTTGGTAACTATCTACATGACGACCTAACAGAGACAGTGCAGAAGACCAGTGAAGTGCATACTCCTGAGAACCACCTTGCAACTGGTTCAATCATGAAGTTCAACGAGCGTGGGACCAATTTTGATACTTCTCAGCGGGATAGTCAATTACCGGGCACTATTATTGCCGCTCGTTCTCATGGTAGAATGAGGCCTCACACTGGAACCTATGGAAGGGCTTACAGACCAGAGTGAGGAATTATTGTGATAGAAGCCGAGAGTAATACTGAGCGTTTGATGAACGCTCTTATCAACAAGATGGAGAGTATGGACGGTTCATTAGGTGAACTCAAAAGTGAGAATAGAGAACTCAGGAAGATGTTACTCAATCCGGGACAACTTCTGAAAAGAGCGGGTTTTGTATCAATGACTACCCCTCTTTCCGAAGATATTAGAATGGACCCTTTCAGAGGGGATTTACCTCTTGGAGATGCTACACTTCTCAAAACCGATAGTATGGAAATAGGCCTAATGAGCAGTGAAGAGATTCACGAGATGTCATGGGATGAGATTCATGAAATGGCAGAGCAGAGTAGAGACACGGATGTGGTAGTTTGAAACCAAGAAAGGAAGAAGTGTCCAAAGAGGTCATGAGCCTCTTGAAGAAAGCAAAGAGTATTGACAAGAGAATTGATGCGATAGAAAAGTCTCAACCGGGATATTCTGTAGCATTCCAGACCGCACCTCATGAGATATCCCTTCAATCAGAAAGCGGCGGTTTAACTCGAAATGCCCATTATACTACCAATAACCACCTGTTGGAATCAGAAGATGTGAAGAACAAAGGGGCAGATAAGTCCACAACCGATTTAGATTCCTTGGGTAGAAAATTAAACACTCATGACCAGAACAAGGGCCATGAAGATTTTGCAGGTGGAGACGCGCCTAAACTTGAGTAAGGTGGTATTGTGTGCTTGATGATGCCGTTTCGGTGTTTGTAAAAGCACGTAATGAACTCTTATTGAGCATCATAGATGCTAATGATATTGATGATAGCGTAGGGGAATACCTCTTCGCTAAAAACAATCTTAAAACATCTAATTTTGAACCTGATATTACTTGGCGAGAGCGAATCTGTGATTCATTCGTAAAGAGTGAAATTGGGGGCATCCTCAAGGGAGGGCATGGCGCTGAGGTTTTTATTTCTGATGCTGAGAGGAGAAGGCAGGTAGCAGAACAAAGCAATCATCATCTCTCTGAGAGACAACCTTGGAGGAAAAGAGTGAAATCGAGGGGTAGTGACCCTACTTCTCACGCGCATGATATAGAGGTGAATCCAAATGGTCTTGCGCCCTATGGCACATCGGACGACCATCCCTTCAGTTCCATTTATGACCCTTCTAAAGTGATGAACTCAGGCACTGGGAGAACAGCGAGACTTGATACAATCATACAGCAGGTTCTACCTACTCATACCAAAGACGTTACTCACGCCAAAGCCGTAGAGACCTTAGAGAGAATGCAAGACAGGATAATGAGGAAAGAGAAGAGCCTTCATCATACTGGTATGTTGAAAGAGGATGGTGATATATTCTATCACGGTATTGGTCCTCTTGATGGTATCAAGGGCTCTGATGTCACATCAATCAGAGGAGCATACGACAGGGACTTTGAGAGATGGCTCGCTGGTGATGATGACTGGAGAAGCATCAATTCAGAAACTGAAGATTTGGACCATGATGGTAATTGGAGGTCTAATGCAATAGCGAGAGTCAAGGCGATGGGACTTTCTACTGATATACAAAGTGGGCATGACCATTCCGAGGAGGAATTGGAACTCCGTAAACTACACGCTGACGACAGAGCGAGAAGTTGGATGAGTGATGCTGTAGATTTGGAGAAGAAAAGCGAGAAGGTAGCAGAAGGAGATTCGACTCCAGAACAGGCTTACGCACATTGGCAAAGTACGCCAGAGGGGGTTTCTTTTGAGGAGGCAGAAAAGCAGAGCATCATCGAACATGGTCACAATCTAGGTGAACTGTCTTGGATTCATCAACTACAGTGGTTCTCTCCTAAGGAGAGAAGTGCGATATTGGAGGCCGCTTTTGATGGTCTTGACAAAGCGAGTAACCAAGACATCAAACTCCCAGATGGGACAACAGTCTCTGCTGGTAGACTCAAACGCTCGTTCCATCATGTCATGGGAGGACTTGCTGATTGGGGTGGTAGAACGGCAGGTTTCACTAACAGCAATGCCATACCTCGTAGGGAGAGCAATGATGAGTTGTCTGCCTATGAGCAGGATATGCTATTCGACTCTCTGCATGATATCGTTCACTCGGACGGGTTGAGCGATGAGATACAGGACAATCTTAGAGAGGCCTTGGGTGGGTTAGATTTGGGTGAAGATGAAGACGGGAATAAGCATCATTTCGATACTGATGGTAAGAAACATAGAGTGTTCAGGAATCTGCCAGAGATAAAGGAGAAGAAGGATTCAGAGGGGATGGTTATCTCTCCCGCCGAGCAACTTTCTGGGAGTGATAATCCAATAGGAGACATCATTGATTCTGGTTATCAGGATAAGAGGCTACAGAAGAGTTCTATCATGCTCGCTCTTGGTTATGACCCGGAAACCGGAGCCGCAATACCTGCAGGTGAGCATCCCTATTATCCGGCAGAGCATCACTCAGGCCCTTTGATTTCAGAGGAGAATATGGCTTCTATGCTCAAAAGAGCGAAAATCCATAGAATTATTGCATCGCAAGGCAAGGAGTTGCGTAATCAACAAACCCTGCATACTAGCCCATTATGGTTCGATGAGTCTGAAGCGACTGACGAAGAGTTGGCAATGATGCAGGGGTGGGGCATAGAGGATGGAGGACATTACACTCCTGCTGCTTTGTTTGCTCAGTTATATTCCTCTGGACTTTCGAGAAATCCCCATACTCTCATTGAAATGCTGCATGACCACAGTAGCGATGGGGATGGTAACAGTTACATCGGGTCCACTGATGGGAGTAGAATCACTGTCAATGAGAATAACATAGGGCTCTGGGGCCCCTATATCGCTGCTCGACATGATTTATTCAACACCCCACATGCTGTGCTCTCTCGCTTCAATAACTCCAAAAACCCGGAGAATCAGGATGCGAGCAATCCCAAGAATCAGATTCTTGCCGGTTTGTCCTCTTTGTTTCCCGGAGTGGTAAACGCTATCTCAGGATTGAGCATGTCTCAGATTAAAGCAAAATATGACAAAGAGTTTGATATTACTCACCCTCGTTACTCATCACGTCAACACAACGTCAAGACCCCTCATGGGAAAGGTATCAATTGGAATATCAAGAAGCCCATAGATATTGCTGGTGCCGGTATCACCGCTGAGTTCGGCAGAACGGTGGAAGTCCCATTAGAACTTACACAGCAGCAACCACTGGGCGCGCGGCAGAAAGAGAACAGGACACCAGACATGATAGCGCGAGACCAGTCTCTGATGTCGCATACTATCAATAGCATGATGGGTAGAGGAGAAAGGGGAAGACCGTCTTCCATAATGCGAATGACTCCAGCAAGTTTAGCCACACGTCAGGCTACCTTCGGGGCCAGACCGGAGGGTTTGGATGTAACAGAGGGGAGCGCTGCTGAATCATTTCTGTTAGATTCGAAGGCTTTGCGAGAGACTGTCAAAGAGACGAAACTTGGGGGGCCTCTTGCAAGAGAAAAGGGGGGTGGTAAAACTATCCAAGAGAAGAAACTTGGAAAGGGCCATGAAGGAAGATTATACGATGACCTGCAGAATATGATTGAATCTCATTACAACGCTATACTCACGGTGGTTGGTCATTTGGCCCCGATGTATCCAGAAGATACTTTCACTTCTTCCAACCCCAATCTGAATATTGACATAGACAAAATATTCCAACTAGCCAATAGAGCGTTGAAGCATCTCCCTGCTGAATACATTAGAGACCTTGGCATAACAGTGAGTGGTTACGGTATTGACGAAGATAAACTTCCTTTGCACCAGACAGGATTCGGTAACTTCCACAATCATATGGATGAACACGGCTTTCGTGTTACTAGAGAGACTGATTTTGAAGACTTGATGGATTATTTGAAATATCCACAAGACGGAGCACATCGAGCCCATGCTACTAACATGCTCACTTCCATACAAAGTGGATTGAAGAATGACGATGACCATAGGACAGTTATGTCAATGGAGCATTTGATACGGAGTAATCCACAATTATCCACCGAAAAGGGTGATAACTTCTTCGATAAATATCAAGATGTAGAAAACGTGCTAGACCATGTTCAAAAACTTCGAAGAGCGCCTAATCTTAATCATTTAAGCGATGAGGAATTCTTCAACACGTATGGATTCGAAAGAAATGTAAAAGACGGAGACGGAGAAGTATTGTTTCACGGTGGGTCGCCAGTGAAAGGTTGGCAGAAGCCAATGAAAGATATGAGAAAGGCTATACTAGGTTTCCAAACCAATGTAAGAAGACAATTCGGGAAAGAGGGTCTTGCTACTTTGGGAATAACTCCTATGTCGGCTCCTACAATTGACGATAAAGGAAAACATTCGATGCTCGTAAAAGATGGAGATGGCGATATCCATATTCAAGGTAGACACAGCAACAGAAACTTCAGAGTCTCAGGAAGGAATATCGAGCATCAGATGAAGAACGTCTTCATCCAAGACCCCAATGTGGATTTGTCTTCTTTGCCTAAGGATATCACAACTGAGACGATTAGAGACGGACCCGGAAGGGAAATACACCCGATGGGGACCACAGGAACGCCGATAATGGATTTATTCGACAAAACCGGACTGTTGGAATATTCTAATTATAGAAGAGGGGTCCCTACACACAGTATGGATTTTGGCACTGGGAAACCAGTTCTAGGACCTCACACTCAAGAAGAGGCATTTAGTCCGGCTCCTATGGATGCTATATCGAGTCTATGGGACCTTGATGTGGCCAATACCGTTCAAATGCAGGATGAGGCAATGACTTGGGAGAGAGGAGCCAATCAGTTCACTCCGTATGAAGACCCATTAGTAGGAAGTATGATTCCTGCTGAGGTCAAAGAATCCGGAACTTGGAGCGAACCGAGTGATTACGCTGCTTACCTCTTGAACCCAGACTCCCTCTTGATGAAGGGCGACTCCCCTTCTTGGGTCCCGCCTATCAGACCCATGCACAGAATATTCTCGTTCAAGGACCTCCAGAGGCTTCGTGGATTCACCGGCACTTGGGTGGTCTCTAAGTGGTATGATGGAGAAAGGATAGTGGTTACCAAGAAGGGAGACGAGATAAACGGGTATGATGAAGGCGGAGGGCGGAGAAGTATACCGGATTGGGCTAAAAATGGGGTCAAGAACCTCGGAGAGAAGGATTGCACTCTGGATGGGATTCTCGATAAAAAGGAATTACACGTCATAGACATCACCTTCTACGATGATACCGATGTGACTGACATGAGTGTGCAAGAGAGATTGAAAATTCTAAGAGGACAGTTCGATAGTTATGAGCAAGTCACCATACCCGGACCACATGATACTAAACTCACGGATGAAGAGGGATTGGAGGATTTGGTCAATAATTTCTTAGACGAGCACAAGACTCTGCTATTGAGAGATGGGAAGAGCACTTACATGAAAGGTGAGAGAAGACATCCCAAATGGGTGCTTCTCAGACCTAACAAGTCAATCAATCTCAAAATATTGGATAAGAGAGGAAAGAAGCCGTTCACTTACAGACTTGGAGCAGGACCATTGATTGATGATGATGGGATAGAAGACAAAACGGTAGAATTTGAAAATGATATCTATCTGGACGTAGGGACAGTCTCAAGCCCAAAGCCATTCGAAGAGGGAGACATCGTAGAGGTGAAAGTTAGTGGGATAAAGCATCAAGAGATAGATGGTAGAGATGTTTACAGTCTTACTCCTATGAAATTGATAGGAGAAGGAGAAGGAGAATCCAGCGTCAGTATGGAAACTCTTGGGATGCTTTCGAAGTCACTCAAGCACCTTCATTTCCCACACGATGTCAAAGTGGTTGATGATAAAGTGGTAGTATTCATACCATACCAAGACGAAGTGTCTTACACATTGGAGAAGTCTCATGGCGGTTTCTGGGTCCATTCTCCTGATACCATTCTCAGTGATATGGGAGGAGGGAACTACAGTATAATGCTGAGTGAGAGTTTGAAACCATTTTGGGGGCAAGTAGTGAGTATGCTTCTAAAGGGTAAGATTGAGAGAGTAGATGACCCCATTCCATCAGAAGATTCACAAGAGGACATAGAAGAAGACTCTGAAGAGTTGGATGATGAGGACTTGTTGCTCAAACCCAAGATGGAAGAGGGGCTTACGCTCATAGAGAGGGCATTGGATTTATTGGAGAAGAATCAATTCGGATTCACAGGTGGAGCAAAGGGTCTAGGGATAGATGTCGGGTCTCTGACAGAGAGTCCTAGAGGTCCTACTCATTTGGAGGGGGAAGAGAGTATGCCAGATTGGGATATGATTGCTCGGCCAACTGAGGATTCCGAAAAGGAATATCCGCATATAAAGCGGCAGCGTAGAAAGAGGAAAGGCTTGCAGTATAGCGATTCTGACGAGAAAGATGACCCTAAAACGTAATATTTTTGGTGTCGCTTCATTAAAGTAGTATGGCGGCCACACTCAGAGCCAGTGTGTTATCCCCTCTTCGAGTCAGTTCAGAACATAAAATCACTCTCATCAAGGGTGGAGACCTCATCGTTGCAGGCTACGCGAGCGTGGAAGTAGTAGACAAGCAAGGGGATAAAATAACCAAAGAAGCGCTCAAAGATGCATTCCAAAAATACATGGGGGACCCGAAATACAGAAACGTGCAATTAGCGCATTCTAACATACAAGTCGGTGAAGTGATTCCAAATTATACAGATAGTGAAGGGAGGTTGTGGAAAAGCGAAGTTGATGATGTCGGGATGTTTGTAGTAGTAGAACTCAGAAACGACATTGAAAAAGCAAAGGAAGTCGCTGCCGAAATCCGAAAAGGAGCATTAAGGGGTTTCAGTATCGGAGGGCAGGCATTCAAACGAGTCAGAAAATCAGACCCAGTGCACGGCGATTACCAAGAAATCAGCAAACTTGAACTACACGAAGTAACAATCTGTGAAAAAGGAATCAATCCAGAAGCAACATTTAGAATATTGAAAGAAGACAAGGTGAATAAAATGACAGAAGAAGACAACAATGTTATGACGCAAATGACTGACGTTCTTGGTCGTTTAGAAGGAAGGCTCGATTCTATGGAGAAAGGACTTCCTTGGTTAGACGGTAAGGACGATAAGAAAAACGGCAATGGCGACGACGATGACAAAGGCAGCGACGATGACAATGGCGATGACAAGAAGGATAAGGATGAAAAGAATCCGTTTGAGAAGAAATCGGAATACTCCGATGTCATATCTTCTGAGTATCTCGATTGGATGGAGACAAGTCTGAAGAGTGCAGGCGTGGACACAATAGCCGCACGCTCACACTTCGATAATGTCTCCAAGGCTAACGCTGGTTCCACCCCTGAGGAATTGGAGCAGAGTCTGCCACAGAGGACTGGTCAAGTTAAGGGTCGAGCGACCGAGAGCGGCAAGCCTTCTACCAATGCTCTATCCGCTTCAGGCCTTTCTGGTAAAGGCGGAGGAGTCAAGAAGGGTAACTTCCTAACTCCAGACCGAGTATCTGAGAGCGATGTTGAGGCTGCATATGAAATCTACAAGGCTGCTGCTCTTGAGCAAGAGTTCAAGGGTGCCTTGGAAAATAATTTCTCATCACGATACGCGCACGAGAGGACTAATGAGGTAACTAAGGCCGAGGCACAGGCCTTCGATGCTCGTGGCCCACTTGCCCAAATCCAGAAGAGTATCGCTGCACTAACTGAGCGCATTGAGAATATCGGAACTCCCGCCGAAATTGGCGAGAATATCCAGAAGAGTAACGAATCCCTCCCAGTGTTCGAGGTCCCCTCAACAGAAGACCTTGCTGAAATGTCGTGGACTGAGGTTCACAATTTAGCGAATAGAGCATTTAGGAGCGACTGAATAAAGGAGTGATGAAGAATGGCAAGAAACTATATTCGAACAGTAACAGACATGGAGCGTTATTATTATGGCGCAGGGAACGCAATGGGTTACACCTACAGTGGTAGTGAATTACTGAAGGCTGACAGCCCAATGCTCTCATCTACTGGTGGGACTTATCAAGCAATTTACGGACGCAAAGTATGGAGTCAGATGAATCAAGAATTCAATGCCTTCAGCATACTGCCCAAGAAACCTTGGGACAGGTCTGGATGGCGAGTCATCACAGACAAGCCTAACTCTGGCTCCGTTCATGGCGGTGTTGCTGAGAATGCAACTCTGCCTGAGACGGTCAAGCCGACTTTCCAGCACGTTGCTGCAAAGCCCAAGACTATCGCCCATTCATTCGACATGAGCGAAGTGGCGATTTTCCTCGCTGACAAGGACGACGGCCTCGGAGACATTCGACAAGTTCTCAAGGAAGAGATGGGCAAGCATCACGCTGAGATGGTGAACTTGATGCTCACTGGCGACATAGACACTGTAGCAGGTAATAACTTGGAATCTCTCGACAGGATTACTTGTGGTGATTCCACCGCAATGACTGCTGGAACCCATTATACGGCTACCAGAGAAGATATCTACAGTATCAACAGAAATGGGGGCGGCAACGGTTGGTCCTACTCTGAGTGCAATGCTGCAACAAGCGGAACTAATCGCACACTGAGTCTTGACCAACTGGATGATTTGTTCCAGAAAGTCTGGGTTCGTGGTGGAAATCCGAAGGTCATTCTGACCGGCTACGATACTCTAATGCGTCTGCAGCAACTATTGCAGAGCCAGCAGAGGTTCATGGAAGAGAAGAGGGTCACCCCCACTTACAACGGTGTGAAGGGTGTTCCGGGTATGGAGGCCGGGTTCATCGTGGCTACTTACAACGGTGTTCCAATCATTCCATCCAAGGACGTTTACAACTCTGATGGAATCAGCAGGATGTATTACCTAGACACAGATTACTTATACTTCAGCACAGCGATACCGACACAATATTTCGAGTCGGGCATCGAGACTGGAGACCCATTCGCCATCAACAGACTGGGTCAGGAAGGACTCTACCGAACAATGGGAGAGGTCTGGACCACTTTCTTCGGAGGACAAGGAAGTATTCGAGACATCAAGTGATGATGGAGAATTATAGGAGATAGAGGTGAAAAAAAATGGCAGTAACATTTAGTTTAACGACAGGAAGTGGCGGCGTAATGGCCGTAGATTTTGAAATAGATATGTATGCAGGAGCGTTAGAAGGTAGCACGCGCTGGTTAGACGGTGCGGCAGGAGTAGCAGATGCTTACCCCGGCGCTATAACTGGATTCCAAGCAACAAACGACGATACGATAAATACAGCAGGACGAGGGTTGAAACTCGTGATGGGTGTTCTCACTCTAGTGCAGAACGCTAACGTCTTCACAGTTGGTGGAGATGCAGATACCATTCACGGACTGATAATCGGCGGTTCGGGTGTAGCGGGTAAGTCTCTGACTTGCACGACTAACCTCACTACCGGCGGAAGTGCAACGGCCACAATGCTCGCAGAGGGCACATTGGACAACAGAACTCTTTTCATGGCAATAGTCTCTTGAGGTGTATAATTGCCGCAGGTTAGGTTTTTGGGTCCTCATTACGAGACCAGAAGTGCTGGGAAGGACGTTGTCTTTCCAAGGGCCCAATGGGTAGATGTATCTCAAAAGTGGATGGATGATAATCGTTTCCACATGGGTGAGAATTTCGAAATCGAAGGAGATGAGGCTCCTACTCACGATGATGGGGATGGCCTTCCAGATTCTGGATGGCGAAGACCTGATATCATAACGTGGTTAGACGAACAGGGTGTATCTCTGGGTCTGGGTTACAAAACAAAGAGTGCGCTACTTGGTATAGTGGAGCAACATCTAAATCCCCCCGCCCCTGAGCCGATAGTAGAAGTAGTCGAACCTGAAGTAGAAGTAGTCGAGGAAATAGTCGAAGAAGTAATCGAGGAAATAGTCGAAGAACCAGCCAAGGAAGAGGCAGAAAAAACAGAAGAGTGATTAGAAATGGCATTACTAGCAACATTAGCATTTGACGCAAGACCGACAGTATTTGGAAACAAGGCTGTGGTGACTGGAACACTAACTAACTCAGGAGCAACTAGCGGTCACATTGATTTTGCTGACCTTCTAGCGAGCGTAGATACTTTCCTCATCAACGGAGTAGGGGCGACCGCTTTGGCAGCACCCGCCTCATCCATTGACGGAACGTTGGTCTATCTCGCTACGATAACTAGCGGGTCTGGCGGCGACTACCAGTTCATGGCGATAGGTAACCGTTCTTGAAGGCGGTAATCTAAATGGCAGCAACAACATCGTGCACAATACTAGGGCCTTACCCGCCTAAGGATTTCATAGAAGGCGCGAGCAGTGTTACGACAATAGCGGCTGCCGTAGTTACTGCTGCCGGTAATGCCACAATAGTGTCTGCTGACCCGCATACTATTCTTGGTAATGTTTGGATTTTTGTAACAACTACATATGGCACAGGTAGTGCATGAGAGTGAGGGAGATGTGTGGGTTTCGAGTTAAAAACTCTCGATTTTGACGACATCTCTCGTGCTCAAAAAGAGAATGTTAGACTGGCTGAGTCCTTAGGGACAAGCGAGGTATACAACGATTTGAAGCCCTTGGAGGGCGTAATTTCTGAGCAGCGACAGAGAAACAAGGATATAGGCGACGTTCTCAATATTGGCTCTGGCACTCGTTGTAAGCACTGTGGTCTTCTTCATTTCATGTGGAAGAAAGATTGTGGGAGTTGCAAAAGGCCTATGGAATACAACCTCGGCCATCGTGATGAGGGGGCGAGGCTCTAATGCCACAAGTATTCAGTCCGGGTGAAGCAGAGACAAGGCCTCTTGACCCAGATGCCATTGTCTACACCACAGCGCAGAATGTCGCTGACCTACTCGATATAGGACCGCAGGATGCTGTTCTTGTCGCTCAAGACAGCACAGCGAACGCAGTATACGTCACCGGGACGGACTATAGGAACATAGGATTCAGTAAAGATGATATCATTCTTCTCTATTCTGATGCAGACCCCATGGGGACAGAGAGAACAATTACCTCGGTGACAACCAACTCACCCGGTGTCCAATTGAACTTCGCTGTCTCAATCACTCATGCTAACTACCAATTCGCTGACAATGCATATGTCCAGAACACGGCTTCCTTCACTAATGGTAGGACTCGTGGTATGACCAAAGACAAGGTGGAGAAAATAATCAAGAGGATGCAGGACAAGATAGACAACATAACTCATAACTCTTGGAGACCCAATCTAGTTAATGCAGAATACATCAATTTCGATACATACAAACCTTATCGCCGCCGATACTACACTGATTATGTGGGAACCACTCCTCTTCTATACAGAAACGTTCAACAGATTCTTAGATTGGAACTCTGGCAAGGAGACGATTACAGAGAGATAGGTGCTGCAGAATGTAGAGTCATAATAACAGACTATACCAAACTCGCTTCTGATAGCGTATTCCTATCTTCTGGTAACGGATTCTTTGCCAAATTACAAATCGGGACGGGAACAAACCAATGGAGGTCAGACTTCGACAAAATTACTACAGCCCAGAATTTCGCTGACCTAATCAATAAAGAAGACAGAGTCGGTAAGACTGTCGTCAATTTCCTTTCAGACCAAAGTGATTCTACTACTACATTCACTTTAGAAGGTAGCACTTCTGCTGTTGCTGTTCATAACGAGTTCCTCGCCACCGCTAATTCTGATTATGGTAGCGGTGTGGTCAAGATAACTAGTATGCGTTCTACTTCTGCCGGGGAGACTTGCACTATCGCAGTAAGTGATGCTACCAACATAACGGTGAGTGAAACTACCTCAGCGACTGCATATAGCGCATCGGTGAGTTCAACTACAGTGACTCTTGGTTACACTTTCGATGATAATGGAGCCACTACCACTGCATCTAAGACTGCTGGTTTCGTTGAAAAGGGTCTATTACAGGTAGGTAACGAGGTAGTTTCTTACACTGGAAAGACGGCAACGACGCTCCATCCTGATACAGGAGCCGTTACAGCGTGGGGAACTTTCACTGGGTGTGTTAATCTCAGCGGAACTCCTTTAACTACTTTGAACACCACAGGTGTAGAAATCACTCAATACCTTTTGTCAGTTGATTTGCAGGGCGGTAGTGCTTCTGGTGATAGAGGTAGACTGCGAGATTGGTGGATTGACAACGAGATGGGTATCATTTACTTCAACAACTCATACCCGTTCTTCGAGTGGAATGCAATCAAGGTGGCTTACATTTATGGAGAGCGTTATCTTGAGAAAGGTATAGAGGATATGTGCACCAAGATGGTGGCGGTTGATTTACTGATGAGTGATGACCGTAGCGTTCTGATACCAGAAGGAACTCAGAATGTGGACTTGTCTTCCAAAATCCAACTCTACAAAGCAGATGTGGAAAGGACTCTGCCGCGTTACTTGGAGGTGGTCTCCTTTGGCTAAGAAGGATGATTTCGCTGTAGAGACCTTATTTGAAATCAATAAGGGATTCAAAAAGGACGATAACGCACAGAAGGAATTGAGGGCTTTCTTTTCACAGGAACCTGTCTCACTTAGAGCAGTTAAAGAGCGGGAAGAGTTTGAAGAAGCGGGAATAATCCAGAAAGACGGAGTCATGATTGATGAGAATACCCAGCAACCGATAGACTTCGAGAAGGGAAAAGGCGTCTTGAAGATAGTTGAGGAGAGGATGCTCACAGAAGGTAATTCCATGATGAATGAGTTAGGTTTCGAATACGTGGGTATGAAGATTATCAGGAAGGTGAAGGTATGACTGCTACTTGGCTCGAAGGGTTAGACGTATTGATTGATGTCTTAGACACGAATTGGAATCGAGGTAATACCAATAACTACAAGCCTGTAATCATAGATATCGCTGAAATCAGTCCAGAGCGCGGGAAGAGGTTGGATATGAAAAATCGAGATTACGTTTTGGTCTTTGAGACAGCGCACAACGAAGAGACTCCTGAAATGCTCTATGATTTTGTTACGACGCGCATTAATATCACTCTTGATGCTCGGACCATGAGGAGTCGTAAGCACATGCAGAACATGGAGAACGAGGTTCGTAGATGTATTCACATCAAGAGAAAGGGAGATGGCACTAATTTTGACAGGCTTGTATTCAAAACACGTACAGATTTGTCAGATAGGTCCAAAATGTTGTTCAGAACGACCTTCCAAATCGAAGTAGTTATCTTTGCAGAACTTATCCCATGAGGTGAGAGAGAGTCATGCCGTCCACAGTCTACAAGGGTGATTTGTCCGAAATCAGTTTCGGACACGAGTCTGGGATAGTGTTAGAAAACGGTATGGGTTCGAATAATCTGCGTATTGTCGCTCATACCAAAGACTCGATTGCAGATACCAGCGTCATTATTTTCGCAGATGGGGAAGACGGTTTGCCCGTCAATGCAAGTGAGCAGATAATGTTTCCAAAAGGGATGCTGGTAGGCAGTAAGGTGGTCTTCTCTGACCTCGGTGCTGCTTTCAGTTCAGACGACAACTACTCAAAAAGTGGTAGGACTTTCACGATAGTGGCACAATCAGCCACTGAACTCACCCTCACACCAGCATTGAGGACTGCTCACAGTGCTACTGCCAATGTGACTACTGCTACCAATGATGTAGGTAAATTACATATTCTGCCTTACAAGACCCCCACGATGGACATCAACATGGAACATGCTACTAATGCTAATGCTGCAGCAGAATCGGTTCTGACTGACCAATTCGTGGGAGTGGTAGGCACAGTCGCATTACCGGAGACCACAGTGGACTTGAAGAGATTTCATGTAGTGGGTCTTGGTCGTGATGTTGCAATCCAAGTTCCGGGTAGGTTCATCAACACAGGTGGCTCTTTCGAAGCCAACATACACAACGCTCGTTGGTTCTACTACACTCTTGGTCATGAGGTAGTCAAGATGCCGATAGTGACTGCTGTTGCGGCTGTGGATAGCAATGGGGCGCAGGCTGTTGGATATACAGGCGCAATAGCAATCACTGCTGTTCCTGTGGGATTAGACCCCGGAGATGCTATTTTCAATCAATACGGTCAGTATGTAGGTCATATCACTGCTGCGAGCGATAGTGGTGCCGGTAGCACCATTACTTGCAGTGCTGGGATAAAAACGGCTCTTTCTAATAATGATGCTCTTTACTATAGTTCCGCCGCTTTGTGCAATGCCGCTACTGTGGTGAAGACTACAACTACAATCAACCCCGGCGACTCCTTCTTCAAATACACCGGAACTCCTGCTGCTGAACTGACTGGTAATGTGGTTCCGGGTGTGGGGGATTACGTCTGGATTCCAGAGGGTGCTGGGGCTAGTAATGACAATCTTACTGACATAAACGTCCATAGAGAAACTGCAAGTGACGGTGTATGGCCCGTCAATGGCGCTGATAGCATAGTCAGTAGAGCCAACAAGACTGAGATACGGAGGATAGCGGCTATCAAAGACTCCTCGATATGGATAGACGACCCATTCTGTTTTAGTCATGTCAGCGCTTCTGCAATCTTCTTCACCCAGTTCAATGGTGATAACACCAAAGGTAGCCCCCATCTCATTACTACTTCCGGCAGTTCTTCTTATGCTACTTTACAAAATCCGGTGCAGAGGCTCATCTTTTCAAGGTCCACAGTCCCATCTTTCGCTATGGAAGTCAGTATCAGAAGAAACGATACTGCTGATACTGGAACTGATATTACTGAAGATGTCTCTGGAGGTGCTGCTGATACTAAGCAACTCACAAGGCTGTATCGTGGGTGCAAGGTCAAGGACTTCTCTCTCAAGGCAGATACTGATGCTGCTCTAAGAATGACTGTGAATTTCGATGCGGCTCTCTGTTACACGGATACAGGCAGATTGGAAACGAGTAACAAGGGAGACAGATACGACCCGCATAGGCTCTTCGAGGACACTGCTAACACTGAAGCCAACAGGAAGAAGTCAGGAATTGCCAAGAGGACTCAGAAGCCCTTCATGTTTTACAACGGAATCATAACCGTCAAGGGCGTGACGTTGGGGCAAGTAACTAGTTTCACTTTGAAAGGCACTACAGGTGTTCAGCAGTTCTACACAATCACAGGGTCCAACGTGGATAGTGCCGTTACCGACCAAGTTCCCTTTGCTGGCGCTCGTAATCCTACCATTGCTGTTGAAGGTAAGACCACCTATGACTTAGATTTGGAGATAATAGTGGATGACCCCGTTTTCTATCACAATATGAGGAGAGCAGTGGACAACTTTGATGATACTACTACAGATACTACTGATTCAGATATGATTCGTCTCTCTTTCACCAAACAGGGTGGCACTGGGACCAAGGAGTCACTTGACATAATCATAGATGATTACTTCATCACAGAGGCTCCTTTGCCAATACCGGAGGACAAAGGGCCGATTCGAAGTATGCTCAAGATTGCTCCTAAGTCAATGAGAGTTATTGCCACAGATACACTATTCCATTCATGAGGTTAGACTATGTTGCCGGGAGGAAGAATGAGAGCGCGATTCTACAACAGGAACAGCAGAGCAGATTATGTCATGTGGTTAGTTGATAGGATTGGTATAGAGATGGATGAGGAAATGCTCCAACTGGGCTCAAGACATGAGATTGATGCTTTCGCTGAGACTCTGTTACATTATGAGGAAGAAGAAGAGCCAACATGGGTTCAAGCGGCAATAGACGTGACTGGAGTTCATTGGACTGATTCTTCTGATGATGAGGGTATTGTTCTAACAGAACCTGAGCCTGAGCCTGAACCTGAACCTGAGCCTGAACCTGAGCCTGAACCTGAGCCTGAACCTGAGCCTGAACCTGAAGAATTGGTGGACTCTCCATTCATCCTTAATGATTACAATTCGTATACCATACGTGAACTGCAAGATGTATGCAGACAACGAGGTCTTACGATACGTGGAACCAAAGCAGAGGTCGTTCTCAGATTACGACGAGACGATGATGGAATCACAGAAGCACAACCGACAGAAAATGAGACCGAGGCCCCCTTGGAAGAGGCTGCCGAGGAATCATTGGATGCCCCCGTAGATACGGCTGCAACCGAGGAAGTGAATGAAAATGACAGTAGTGGAAAAGAACAAAATATTGACGAAGAAGAATGACCACCAGTATGAGATACGTGCCGACCCGGATAACCCGGACAGCATGCTATTGGTGTGGATAAGAGAGATTTCGTATCTCGATGTCCAGAAAGCCGCGCAGACAATGTTTGTAGTAGGAGGAGAGGGTGTAACGCTTGACCTCGAAGCATACTGGAAGTATGCCTTCACAAACTGGGTAGTGGGGACCGAGCCGGAATTGACTGCAGAAGAAATAACCCAACTCAATGCTTACGTGGGGGAGCAGTTGGCCAATCTCCTCCCTAAACCTGATGAATTAGCAGAGGCCATGTCGGGGGGGTTTACCAAAGCGAACAGTTGAAGGTGCAGCAGTTTCTTCAGAGGAAAACAATAGAATCCCCTGAAGACATCTCGCTGCAACTAGAACTGTTTGCCTATATGGTAGCGAAACACTACGGTGTTTCATTGACGGAAGTGTATCAGATGAGTGAGGAGATTTTCACGCAATCGCTCGTTTGGGCATTGGCTGTAGAGGAAGAGCAAGAGAAGGAAGTCGCTCGTCAGAAATTCGCTGAGAGCACTGATAGTAATGAGATTATCACTTTCGATTACTCGTTCTTAGAACAGGAGGACTTCTGATGGCATTGTCAGGGCTGTTAACCAGTCTCTCTGCAGTGAACTCTTCTACTCAAATCATCAGTGGTGCTATGGAGGGCATTCAAAGCGGAATAAGTAAAGTTGGTGAGTTCTTAGGTAAAATCTGGAGCAAGTTCAGTGGTGCCGCTAAAGAGACATTCGATAAAATAAAGTCTCTATGGGAAGAACATATAGCACCCATTCTTGAGCCTTGGATTGAAAGAGCAAAGACGATTTTGGGAATATTCAAAGACCTTTTCATGGGGTTGGTCGAGAAGATATCTGGAGCCATAGGCTCCATTCCTGAGAAGTTAGGAAATCTCAAAGATGGAATAATCGAGAAACTTAGTGGGGTAAAGGACTTCATACTCGGAATACCGTTTGCTATCAAGGAGGCTATTGGTAAGGCTCTCAAAAATCTGAAAGCCAAAATGGGTGGGATTAAAGACAAACTGCTGAGTCTTAAGGACACTCTGAAAGATGTTATGACGGGTGTTATCGACAAGATAAAAGTGCCTTTCGAATATGTCTGGGCCATCATAAAGAAAATTAAGAATGCAATCAGTAATGTGATAGGAAAAGCGATTGATAAAATATACGGTGGAGGTGGAGGAACGAACACTCAATCCACTACCACTGTGGGCACTGCTATTCAAGGCGGAATCACTCAGAACATGACTATGAACATAGAGATTAGCGGAATGACTGACCGAACTGATAAGAGGTCAGTAGCAAGAGAGATGGGACAACTCATTCAAGAGGAAATGGCTAGAGGAATGGGAGGAACAACGACACAGGGTAGGTATGCATAATGGTGGCGGCTAATGGTGTTCCGATTCGTCTGGTTCAAGAAAATGGCGGTCTAATCGAATTGGATGCCACAAGCATAACTCTCACTACCAGCAGGAAGGCTGGCGGCATGGCAGTCCCGTTCTCTGGTGGACAGAGGTTCGGTTTGGATATGAACATGCAGAAGGCCATTGTAATCGTCCATGGAGTCTTCACTGATGATAAGGAGATAGTGGGAACAGACAGTCTTGCTTCTAGCATAGTTGATTTCACGTCTGTTTATCCTGTCGGCTGGGCTAATGCGACTATTTCATTCATAGATGGTCCTACAAATATAACGAGAAATAATCTCGCAAATCTATTCAATACTCAGAATACTTACGATAGTAGTGGTGATACATACAGTCTCACTATCCTTCGTCTCGCAGCCTCAAATGGGACTAAGTTTACGATATCCTTCAAAAAACTGACAAGCGGGACAGTCACCAATACGACGAATGGGTCGTATGTGATGGGTATCAATCCAGATAGTAGTAGTATAACTGCGACAGTCTTGCGCGATGGCTTCATCAGTCTGATTAATAATGAACCGACGTTGGCCGCTGTATTCACCGCTACTGCTATTGATTCAACGATAAAGCAAGTTGCGGGCGCTGTGAAGATATCACAAGACGTTGCTGGGAAAGCAGGTAACAACGTGACCCCGGATTGGAAGTATTTGGGCGCTGGTTTCAGCGCCCCATACACTTCTGATTTCGTGGGAGGGAGAACCGTGGTAAAGAAATCCGCTGGCGACAAGGCCATGGATTTGTATGGTCTTATGAACAATATGAAGAGGACTGGCGCTGGTAAGATTGTTACTGGTGGCCTCATGGCTCTTACTGGTGGAGTAGCCACTGTTGCACTTGCGAGCACTGGTGTAGGAGTAGTAGGCATAGGAATGACTGGAGGAATAGCGGCTACTGGAGTTGGTATGATGTTAGAAGGCACAGGAATGGGTAGCGATTACATCATAGGTATACAGATTCCATACAATTCCACCATACAGTCAGACGGCAAGACCTATGTCGCTCGTAACTTCATCATGCCTACTGGTTGGGGTAAAAGTCCTACGGATAAGTCTAGTGCAGGGAACACTCTCGTAGCGAGCGCAGACCTGACCAAAGACGGTAACAGAGCAGGGATTAAGGGGGTAGTTCAGAAACTGGATATCACATACGAAGCCGGTGAGAACGTCTATGGTTTCGTGATGAACTTCATCCCAGTAGATAGGTCAATCTGAGGTGAAGCAATGCCAGTAATGAGTCGTTCCAATCACGCTTTCATGTTCGATGGGGTGACTGACAGTATAATCGTCCCACAAGGGGCAATGAGCAGACTAGGCAAGGCAACCACACAGGGGACCAAGAGCGTAGGTAACATACTAGGAGAAGACAACCAAGCAGGCAGTCACGGCAATTTGTCTGGTGCTCTCAACAATCAGTTGTGCATCGAGGCTTGGGTGGTTCCTGACTGTGGTGGCGTTGTAGTAGAGAAGGAAGGGCAGTTCAGATTGAAAATCGGAGATGTTGATACTCCCGGACCTGCTGTATTCGAAGTCTATCTCAATTCTGACAGCGGCACTGTAGTCGAGACTCTCTCTACAGCAAAGTCAGTGACCAGCAGAGGCTACGAGGGAACGGTATACCCTCCAGCAGAGTTCAGAGGAATCCATGATTCCTACAACAGGTATGATGGTTCTTCTGATGATGCAACATCTTTGAACATAGACCACAGGCCGTTGATTCACATTGTGGCTACTGTAAGGTCGAACTCGATAGACCTCTACATCAATGGGGTGTTAATGGTTCAAAAATCCTTGTTGAACAGGAATGTAACCATAGCGAATTACGATTCACATCTGTATGTAGGAGGTAAAGGAGGCAAGTTCAGAGGTGTGATGGAGGCCCTTCATATCAGTAGCGATTTTTCAGAGGAGGCTATTGACAGGTCTGCACCACTCAGGAACGAGAATACGTTATTGCTTTACAGGTTCGAGGAGCCAATCGCTCCTATCTCAGGGACCTACAAGTTCTCTGCCATTGCCAACAACAGCACCACTATGGATGGCGCTACTGTTACCATATCTCAAATCACAATAACCACAACTGATGCTATTACTCTGGCCAAGAAACTGACCGGACTATCAACGGTATCAGGTAACTATGTCTTTTCCAAGGACAGCACTGGGACTCACAAGTATTCGGGTGGGGACTACAAGGTGGTGGATTACCAACAATCAACTGGCACTCCGGTGATGCACAGCATTTCCCACACTCCATACAATCTTCTCATCAATGCTGGGGGCATAGACTTGGACACTCACAAACCGAACGGTAAACCACCAGAGAGGGTCAGACTCCATAACATAAACACAACCACTGGAAACATGCTAGTTTCCAGCATCCATCTTGATTTTCCCAATTCCAGCAATGGGCTTCGTAGCGCCTTACACACCAGAACAACAGGATTGGACAATCACTTCGTAGTAATAGGCGCTGACTTGCTCATCGACAATGCTACAGGAAAGCCATACCAAGACCCTCATTTCTCCACACAGATAATTGACAGGACGGGTCAGATGGTCATTGACGAGAGCCCATTCGCTCAACACGGTTTCGTTTATTCAAGCAACATGGCTAATACCACTGATGACAGTGATAATCCCTTCGCTGTTGTCTGGCCTGCTACGGTTGATACTTCTTTTCAGATAGGACATAGTGGCAGACACATACTCAATCACGTTGATGGGCACGAGTTCCTGAGAATGTTACCAAGAGCGAACGAGGAAATAATTGACCAGAGAATAGACGGGTCTGCTGATTTGATTGATATCATATACGATGTAGGAAGAACGGGAGCAGGCGAACAGATATCAGTGAACAGTCGTGTAGACATCTTCAGAGAACAAGATGTTTTCGAAATCAATAAAGTCGTCAATTCCTCTAGATGTGAGGCGCTCTTCAACAACGGTCTCACCAAGGAGAACAAGGAACTCTTGGCGATAGGTGGAGTTAATTTCGATTACAAGGCTTTCATGCTCAAAGGCCCAGTTCCAGACAATCTGGATAATATCAATGCTGAGACCAGAAGGCATCACTTACGACCAAGTGAGGAGAGTCGGGTAGCCATATTACATGTTCCAGCACTTTCTACTTACGACTTAGCCCCATTCGTCAAAATTTACTACAACGCTATTGATTTGACTGGCGCAAGCATGAGTGGCACTATCCAACCCCTGTTGATGGTGGAAAAGACCGTTCCTGCAGGGACCACAGTGGTCACAGGAACCACTACCATATACGAATTGATAAAAACTGCAGTGACCAGCGCTTCTATCACTGCTACCCTTTATGCTCCCGGAGGTTACATAGAAGCGAGATTCGAAGGTCAGCAATTAGTCGGTAATCTGATACAATCACATTCTCTTGTTGGAGATACGAGTGAAGGCTATGAGTCTGATGACGAGTTGGATGAGAGTCTCACTCCTATCAACTACAAACCACTGACTCCTACAGGTATTACTGTTAGCGGTAATCAGAATGCTGGTGGCGGCAATACGATAACCACAACAGGTAATACAACTGGTAACGTCAATATCGCAGTGGATGATACTATCTACACCTCCAGTCTGGTTTTCGTGGGTATAATAGCATCAATAGGAAATGATATCACATTGGACGAGAATCGAGCAGTTGCCCTAATCAATGGGGAGGAATTGTATGTAGGGGTTCTTGCAAACATAAATCCCAATACTACTCCACAAATCATAACCGCTTCCCATTCACCGAGCACAAGTCATGATTCGGTATTTCATCGTATAGTGATTGATACATTCCATGGAGACAAAAATCAGACTTTGACGGACAAGGGGGAGTTTCACAGAAGGGAGCCTAGCGTGGTCCTCGATTCTCCTTCCAACGGTGAATTCGACAAGGGGGTCACCTCTTCCAATACACATATTCACGAGATGTTCGATATTATTGACAATGGTTCCATCAGTGGTAACAAGGAAGGAATGCGTTTGTTCATACAGCCTTCTGACAGAAGAAGAGTGAATCAACTCGCAAAGATACGTTCTTCCGTTAGTGATGGTGAGGAGGCGAACTTTGTATCACTCATGTATCTCATGTCGAGAGCCAGAGTCCGTTCTGTCAAAGAGTCAGACAAGGAAGGTGAGAACTTCACCTCTGTCCATTGCGTGGGTCTGTCAGAATCCACAGCCAACAGGAACGTGAGCGTGAGAGGTAAAGGCAGCCCGGACTCTCACATAGTCAAGGAGATAGAACCCAATGCGCCTGTCGTCACGGTTACTCTCGGTGGTCCCGGACAAGGGGCTATGGACACCAAACCGACGTTTGACCCCAGTCCGTTAGCACGCTTGCCCTTCTCCACGAGGAGGAACTGTGCTACACTTGGTTACCGAATCACAACTACGACTAATGGTGGTAAAATCTACGTCAAACCACTCAACAACGAAGCAGACGACCTTGCGTCTTGGGGGACTTACGGATTCCCGATGAAGGGCAGAGTCTACTTGGAGGACGGTTCTAATGCTCTTTACGATTCCAAGGACGGAGACGAGTTCGTATTCACTGCTGCTAGCGCTTTTGGCGATGGTAAGTTCTTGTTAGCGAACGGAACCGAGTTCCAAAATTTCTTTCAATGGTTGGAGGCAACAGAGACAGCATTAGGCGCAGTCTCTAATGGTAGCGACATGTATATCTCAACGTCGTTCTTCAATGACGAGTTCTTCGATGAGTCATCGCTTGCTGAGGATGGGACCACTGTCAATGACAGGATGTTCCAGACTATGAACGATGTCTCTCATGATTACCAGTTGGGAACACAATACGCGAGTACGAGAGCGATAGTGGAGATTCCATTCTTTGCTAACCAATTCTTCGATGAGCCTGAGAAGGGTATTCTACCCGGACCAGACAACTCCTTCAAGATTCATGTTGATGCTACTCAGACTGCACACACATACAACCCCAGCCCTGTAGGTAGGAGACACAAGGGAGTAGAGCCTGCAGATAGAGAGGCGAGGTCTTCCTTCACGATGAACAAGGCGGAGAAGAAGTTCACGCCCATAACCCGTATTGACAAGTTCGAGTTAGTTGCCTCATTCTATCACCTTCACCCAGACAATAGCGAGTTGTTCCACAGTGTAAGTCTGAGCGATGCATCATACCAGAACGTCGGCAGTAACGTGAGAAACTACCGTAAGGTGTTCCTCGCTAATGGGGAATGGGCATATTACGAAGACATACCATTGGTGGGCACACGGTATCTCAAAATACCCAATGATAGCAATTGGGGTTTCTCAAGCGGTTTTGTAGAAAGCGCTGTAGTGGGAGCAGCCGTTTCACCGGGTGGCCCTTCTCTATCAGAGGGACTCATACCCATAGGCTCTGACAGCATAACCCCGTCCTCTGATTTCGAGAACAGAGGTGAATACTACCATGACAGTGCAAGCGCGAAGACACAGGGAGGCAATGTGGATTACGGTATCAGACAGTATGTCAGCGCGGTGGAGTTCAAGGCTGGACCGGAAAGCAATCCTCACGCGCCTAAAGTGATGAGTGGTAGAGCCACAGGCGTAGTGACTAACGTAGAGTGGTCAGTATTGGATGGCGCTAGTTCTAAGTTCATTCATGAATTAATTGTAACTATGAGTGATGAGGATATGGCTCTGTTCCCAGATTTAGATTATGATGATATGAATACATATACCTTCAGTTCTGGAGAGTATCTCTATCAAGCAGATGCAAGTGCTTCTCTGTCTCCGAGCAGCATGCATTACTATGGAAGAATCAGCAAGAACACCTCTAATGAGGTTGTATCTGCCAACACTCTAATGTTCGTGTTTTATGATACTGGTAACAGTAAGCCTTCTTGGGTTACCAATCTGCCCGGTAATGAGATAACGCTCACTAAGAAGACGAGGAGCATATTCGGAAACGTAAGTGGTGCTCCTCCAAGCAATACAACCAAGGCTGCTAACAATGAGATTATCGCCAAGACTTTCAAACCAGCAGGAGATGATGCTTGGACTATCTCAGCATCAACTCTCGTCTCAACCTGCACTATTACCAATGGGAATGGTAGATTGGCCGGTTCGAACACAATATCGGGTCTGAACCTCAGAGAGGGGGATTCGATATACTCAGAAGAAACTGCGAGTAAGATTCTACATATCGGAACAGTGTCTCATATAGAGGACTATGATGACGGAACTTACACAGTGACTCTGACTGGGAGTTGCCAAAACGATACCAGTAGCAAGCCTCTTCGTATTGAAATGCCGCAGGTAGATGATGATGAGGCAATCCTGAACAAAACTTGGAATTATCCATATGCTCCGGGTGGACTGCGTAGTGGCGATACGATATGGGCCAACATGAGTATGAACAACCCACATTCCATAGAGGGACTCTTCTCTAAGAGCAGAGGGGTTCTCAATGAGGCATTAGTGTGGACGGGGTTCAACGGTGGTAAGGGAGCATTAGCCACAAGACCGAGAGAGAGCATACCGCTTGAAAACTTCCTAATTGGAGACACCTGTCTTGAAACTGCACAGAATTACGCCCAGCATGTGAACAAGACTGTAGAGGAGAATTACAAGGTTCTCGGTCTGACAGCGAGTCAAGCGCCCAAGGTCGCTTATGTGGACCCCTATCTCTCAGAGGATGGACATGCTCGTGTTCTTCTCTATGATGTCGCCCATGACAGGGAGTTCGTGGCATTCCAAGACCTGCATATGCAGGTTCAGACTAGCGCTGATGCTGTCAAGATTGGATGGCCTAAGAAGATGGTGATTGGTACAAGCAATGTAATCTCAGATACGATGGAATACGCCGCTACACTAAATGGCGGAGGACCTTCTTGGCTTACTACTCAGATAGACGTTGCTAACGGCTTCCCAAGCGAGAACCCATACATACGCAGTGTTCAGCAATCCAAGTTCATCGAGAGTGCCTATGCTCATGATATAGCGAACAGCCTATCCACTCGATTACTTACTTCACTCAATAGCGGGACTCTGCCGAACAGCATGTTCAACTATGCAAGTGGCTCTTTGTCTCCGGGCATATATGGAAAGGCTCATGGGCATCACGTCCATGATGGGTATTCGATATACGGTGCTTACCAGACCTTCTCAGAAGGAGACAGCGTCTTACTCAGAACCAACGACAATACAGTCAATCCACTCATAGCGAATCCAGACCACAGTTTCTCAAGAACGAAACGCTCTGTATCAGATAGTTTTACTACCTCTCTAGTCAAGTTGAGGACAGATACTAGCATTTCTCATACTCTCAGAGACCCATCCACGTTCTTCGATACCCCAGACGGAACTCGCGTCATACCTGCTTTCCTTTGCCTTAAAGGAAAAAGAGCAAATGCACTCGACCTTACATCACATTCGGAATCTCGTTTGCAGCACCTCAAACAGTGGACGGACATGGACTTCGTGAGGAGATTAACGGTAGACTGTGGCTCTGTGGCTCAGAAGGACGGAGTGGTATCTGTAAAGTCTGCTGCATTGGAGATTGTTCGTCAAATCAACCAAGCAGGAGCGCCTAAGGGACAGATAGTAGTGGACAAGGACACTACAGGCAGTGCTCATGACCCGACTGCTTGGTGGGACAGTGACAAGGCGTTCTCCACTCGTGACCGAGGGACTCACATGGGCTATGTCAGAGCACACATAGGCAGAGAGGTGCAAGACAAGAACGGAAATATCGGATTCACTGTGGTGATACATAGCACTGTGCCGGGAGCGAGTGGTAGGAACTTCTGCGTTTGGCTGGATAACAGCAAGGGACAATCAGTCTATCAGCCTGAGTTCCTCATTGGACATGGAGGACGTTGGAGGAACTTCTGGGCATTGCCTGAGGAGAAGGAGGGAGAGAACATGCATCCCGCTCCCATGCCTCTCAACAAGCATGGTAGACCTTTCGCTCCTGTCACCACACTCACACAATACGTCACCCCAGAGGACTCTGGTGAAGATGTAGTGAGCAATACCGACTTCGTGACCTTCGATGATAATGTAACAGATGCAGATGCCTCTGTGTTGAGGGGAACATCTCACCATTTGGGTAGTGGTAAACAGTTCAATACAGTCAATACCGAGTCTTTCGAGACTGAGGGCTCATCATCAGTATTGGTAGAGGGTCTGAGAGTAGGTAAGCGAGCGATAGGGAGAGTGAACTTCGGTGGACTTGTAGCATCTGGCATTCCCGGTTGGGCTCCAGACGCAGGTGTGTGGGGATTCGGCAAGAAGGGCTCTCAAAAGTTCAGAGGCAGATACGGCAGTCTCACTGATGTCTCTTATACCAGTCATACCAATTCCTCTGACTTGAAGTCGGATGTAGTGGGAAACTCCTCTTTGTATGGACTGCAGTTCGAGGACCACAGAGGAGGAAAACACGGTCTGAGATTTATCTACAGGACTATGGGTGAGGGCTTCGCAAACGAGAACACCACCCTGCCAGACACAATATCCAACGAAGTGTGTGTTTTCATTGACGACAGAGACGTGGGTCTTGGTGGATTCACTATGGGCAAACACATGTATGGTAGTGGAGACGCTTCTGGTAGATTGGACATTTCTGGAGGGTCTGGCTCTGCTGTTTCTATTACAGACCAAGCCTATTGTGGCAACAGGTGGAGAGGGGTTAGTGCGCCTAGCATAGCGGTGAATTGCACTATAAGCAAGAGCGCTAATGCTACAAGTCTTACTGTGAGTTTAGAGAGACCGTTTCAAAACGGAGACACTTGTGCACATCATGACATACTCGGTTATCTCGGCTTTCCTCTGAAGAATGGAGTCATCCAAATCACGGATTCTCAAGATGGAAAGGGGGGCATGACCTTCTCCTATACTCATAGAACACAGAACAACAAAAGTGGACCACATACTTTCTTCGGGATAAAGAGTTCACAGAATGGAGACACATTTGTTAATTCATATTTGATTTCACCATTATTGAACTGGACCACTATAGTCACTGACGAGTTGCTTGCAGTAATCTCAACCGCAGCAATCAACGCTGATGATTCAGATATCAACAATCCAAAGGGTTTAGCATTCGATTGCAGAGAGATGTATGCGACAGATGGTAGGACGTTTGGAGAATGGGGAGTTGCTGCAGACGCAATTATAATCAGAAGTTATGACACAACGAAACCAGTCAAACCCCTTTCTGACTTCTTCTATGCCTCGTTTCATCGGGACATGGGAATACAAGCAGCACACATAGAGTTAGGAGAGGTTGAGAAGACTGATAATACTGGTTCTGGTTGGGCTTTCGGGACATCTAGAGCCCTTTCAAATACCGATATCAAAAATCAGAAGAGAATGGCTTGTGGTTACATACCCGACACAGTCTTACAAATCATAACAAGAGGCAGAGGACCGAACACCAATACAGCAACACCACTACTCGTGGACTCCTTCAACAACCCGGTGGACACCAATGAATGGAGAAGGAACCTCAAAGGAGAGAGTTTCACCAGACACAGTGGTGACCACATCCTACCGATGATAAACAACCCGATTGTTGTTTACGACAACTCTGCTGGAAATAGTGATAATTGGGATGGAACGACCAAACAGTTCCCTTTGGCTCATGAGATGTGGAACTTCCTGATACCGGCAGGGGAGGAGGGAAACACAGACAGAGTTCCATCCTTCGGTGAGAAGAAGACAATCTACATGGCTGATAAGCAATTCATCGTAGTCGAGGGTTTGAATCCCGGCACTGCTTCTTTTGTGACTAACAAGACTACATTGGTATGGTATGAGGAAGGCAGGTCCGAGGATTGGCCTACTGCTGATATAGACGACACACTTGCATTCTCACATTTCGGAGACATCAAGAGAACAATGGAGTTCGACGGGCTTCGTTCTCTCGGTAGTGTTTTCTCAGAACCCATAGTTCATTTCAAAGGAGGGAAGGGCAGTGTGGACCACAGCGTTCCACTATTCTTCGGTGGTGGATTCAGCGGTGTGACCCTCGATATAAACGACGGGACTATGAATGACTACTCCACATTCTATACCCATCCTTATGCGAACGGACCCACAGGGACCTCAGGAATACAGAATGCCAACGAGATATCCACCAGTTTCGCTTTGTTGGACTGCAATGCGATGTTCGCTTTCTTCCCCGGCGCTGCATTCTGCAATCAGCATCGTGGCAGCATACTACCGCCGTTCTTCAACAAAGATAGCATCCTATCCCCGGACCTCTCAAAGACAGGGACTACGATAAACACCGGGCATCCCAACAGCGGTAATACCTCCCCATACAATCACTCCACGACATCGCTCAGAGTGAGAGTTCAGAAACCAAGCCCACTCATACTGAGATTCGCTCATCCCACAGCGCGTTACGAGGACCACAAGAACAGCAGTGGCACGAGCAATGTGGAGAACAAGACCACATACATCGTCTTCGGTCCCGGACAGGCATTCCCGTTCACCCAAGAGATAGCAGATAGCGCTAACATGAGTGGTGCTAACACAGAGCAGCCTCATCCCGGAGCAGTGGTGACGATAGGTAACACTTGGTCCAAAGTCCCAGTGTCTGGGACGGTTAAACTACCGAATCACATACAGAACTACGATGGCTTCTACATGCCTGAGTCCTCGACATATCAATTGGCGAGAGGCAGATTCCACTGGCGTTCCACTATCAACTGGGAGCCACCACAAGGAAAGCCCAATGTGGCTATACTCAAACAAGGACCAGAGTCAGGAAGGATGTATGGGACTCATTTCAACGCAGACACAGCCACATCCGGAATAAACGACGAACTAGACAGGGCCCATCCAATGAGGCACTGCTCAGTGATAGGGCATGGTGTGGCAATGGCTGCTGATATGGTCTTCCACATGGATGGAGGCTACCATCCCGGAGGACACTGGATGGACAACCAAATCACATTCAACCCGCCTCATCCCAAGAGCAATACAATCCTGCAAAAATGGGGAGCAGCAACACAGTTGCACTCAAGCGCATACAGAGTCGCTGGTCCAATAACCACGAAGGTATTGGGTTATGCAGCAGCCGAAGGAGATTTGGTAGGCGCTGATGTGGATATGGAATACATCATCGTTGATGCGACTAGATGCCAGAATGGAGAGGAACTCGCCACAGTGATGGGTATGGCAATCAACACCTATCCCGGAGCAGGGGCGCTCAAAGCGATGGGAGGGACACACATGCCGTCTATGGGTAATTCCATGCGACAGGACCGATATGGTTGGGTAGAAGTCGAATGCACCAATATCACCAATTCAAATACAACGCCAAGCAACAATCACATCACTGTGGAAATGAGCGGCTATACTGCTAACAATACAGTCAATAGAGACCGTTTGGAACAGATACCGGCATGCGGCTGGCTGAGGACTGCTGCTGGCGGCTTTGCTCCTTACTATGCGAGAGAGGTGAATAACGACTCTACTCTCAAAGTGAGGTTCTACATTGCTCCTAACAGGATAAGCGGGCAGATGAAGTTTGAAGACAGAACCACTTGGTATGATACTGATGGAACTATCAGTGACTTCCCAGCCATAAGCGCTAGTGATGTGTTACATGTCTGGTCGAAAGCAGGAGTTCATCGTTACAACAACGAAGTAGCGGCAACACGCGACCATATGTGCCAGACTCACTTCTCTGGAATCGTTGATGCCATAGACCGCACCAGACCGATAGGAGCAGCAGGATGGGCCGGAGAGCGCTATTCCTACTTGAACAGCCTCAAAGTGGGCACAGAAGGGTATGCTGGGGGTCTAGGCGCTTGGCATCCGATGTTAGGATTCTCTCCTTATGGCAGTGCCAGTTCTGCTATGACTGCATTTGGTAATCTACCAGTGGTGGCTCCTATGCCCAGAAGTCCTGAGAGTCTACCACCAATAGACAATCTTGGCGTTAATCTCATGGGATTCCTGAATGTCCCTTACGCCAATACTACAGGATTCACATTGGCCCATGATACAGGTTACACCAGAGCGAGAAAAACATCTGATAATGATGGGCCAGACACACTCCACTCAAAACCCCCGATTTACGTTGATACCACACTACCGGATTTCATGACTCATCCACAAGGGGTGTTGGGTCGAGCATTCCTCGTCGTGAGTTACGAGTGCGAGAGCGCTCTCATAGCAAAATATGACAGAGATGGCATAACTGCTCTAGGAGACTGGTTACAAGTCAAAGGGGCGGCTGCTAACAGTGTTTCAAATCCCATACATTATGCTGGCACGACACGTTGGGACGAGAGGTTCCACGGTCAAGACCGTTTCATCGCACCTGCGAATGCTGGGCCTAATGTAGAAGCGCTGGTGCATAAGACTCCTACTGTTCCCTCAATCACGTTTTCCGCTACGCATGGAGCAGATGCTGCGCCATTCAATGCCGAATACTTCCTGCATGGGGCTGCCGCCACCAACACCACAGTGGAAAACGCCATACCCGGATTGCACAAAACAGGAGATATGCTCTTCGATATTGACCACTCCATAGGCTCTTTCTTCTTGGAAGACTCAGGAGTGACGCGCAATGTTGCAGATGATTTCTATGAAGATGTGGATTATACGACAGAATATGATAACGGTTCTACTTTGAGAGTCAATGATTTTTGGGCAGGAGATGTGAATGCATACGCCCTCTATGATAGAGCGCCTGCGAAAAACTTCACGGTAGAACAAATAGTATGGAAGAGAATGGATGGCGGAAATCTCAGTCTTCCTGCAATTAACGCACGAGGGCTTGGCGCTGTCCCTTGGATGACGAGGGTGAAAAACGGCGTAGCGTATACTACTGGAGAGAAGATTTTCGGGAATGTGAGATTTTCTTTCGAGACTACAAACAGTGCTATGCTACCAATTCTACAAGCACAGGAAATAGCCCATCCTCAGTTAGCGAGCAAAAATCCCCTGTTGATAGGAAACGTGTTGAATATTCCGAACGAGGAAATGCAGTTCGAGGAAATCACCGTCAAGGATGATTCCGGGCAAGAGCACATAATCGAGGGCGGTAGCCCACTGGGGACCATCATTCGAGGTTTCAGCAAAGTAACTGACAGAGAGGCCAAAGGAATGTCCCCGTCTCTTGCAAACAGTGGTATAGCCCCCAATCTGAAAATACAACTACCAGACCCGAACAGCATACCCGGAAACATCATCGTGAGGTCAGGATTCGATAGACTGCAAGGTTATCAGAACGAAACTATGGGTTCAGGAGGAATGATGCATGCTGATTTGAATGAGGATTATCTGGGTAATTTGTTCGACAACAGCGTCTCTGGTCCGAGAAAGGGACCGACATACGAAGACCACAACTGGGAACACATAGACCCATTGACCAAGGACAGCACTACTGCTGGTTGGAAAGAGACCACAGACAACGCTCCATTGAGAACCAGTTACGAACAGCATGACAGGACTCTCTACTTCCACGTTACGAAAATGGGGCACAGTCACACTCACCGTTATCCGACAGTTTTTTCACACGAAAATGGTGTAGAGACAAGAATTTTAACTGCGAGTATTTTCAGTGGGACAACTTTGACAGTCAATGCTGCAGTTTTAATGCCGACCACTAATACGGATATTTTTGCTGCTGATTTCGGTAGCAAGGAAATGGCTCATACAACGACTGGTAGGCGTTTTATCAGAATCTACAATTCATCTACTGAAGAAAGTGTAGTGGCTTCGTATACCGGAATAAGTGGACAAACATTCACTGGTGTTGTGGGTGACGTTGATTTTACAGACTTCATGGCTGCTCAAACTATTACGAATCTGAAAGTGGTTCCTTCCTATTACATCCCCGCAGGAAGCAATCGCTTCTTCGCAGCACGTCGTTTACGAGACCACGCTGAAGTGAGTGGAAATTCCCCAGACATGGCAAAAACCCAGTATTCGACAGGGACCTACGGGACCATCAATACAGAGACTCTCGCTTACAACATCTACAACAAAGCGGTGATTACACCAATGCCTCTACCGAGAATGGGGCATCATTTCGTCACACCGACCATGCCCATGCTTCCGGGTCATTGGGCTCACCCTGTATACCAAGGACTGTATCGTAGTCATCTTGCAGAAAATGCATCACTGCGAGGCTCTGTAGATAGGAATCTACTCAAAGAAAATACGACAGCGACCACAGAAAAAAGTGATATAGCGTCAGGAGTATCTAATTATTTTCATCTACAAGATGCAGAAATTGCATTCGGTTCGTTGAATGCTGCGCCTAGTGGTCCAAGCGATATTCATGGTGGAGCATTCACTTTGATGTTCGAAAGTAAACTGAAAAACGATGGTTACGGGGTTTTAGCATCTACTGGTGTTGCTGGAAAAATCAACCAACAAGGAGGCCATACCGTAGTTTTGGAAGCCTCTGGAAATTATACATTGGACGATTTTTTCCCAGACCCAGCAAGAGTAGGAGCGTATCAAATCGTCATACAGCCGAATACTTTTTCCAACCAATTAATCGGATATCACGTTGATGGTGGCAGTTATACTCTAACAGGACAACAGGTGAATACAGTCATAGGACGCAAACCAGCGACTTCTGGAATAAGCGGCACAGGCGCAGTTGCCCTTTTATTGGCTCAAACAACTCAAGCAGATGTAAGAGGTTGTGAGATTTTCATCAATGAGGTTATGCTGGATATCAATCCTGACCACGGTGAACAGTTCACCAACATACCTCCTTTGTTACTCTACAACCCGTTTGGGGTAGAAGGCACTGAATCACCTGCTTTCACCAGAAGAACACTTCCTTATCATCCAAAACTGTTCAGTAATTCCACACCGGGCTACACTCTCAATATTCCTTGGTGGAGCATAGTTCACAAAATAGCCCCAGATGATGGTTCATCTAATAATTTCAAGCATTTAACACACCATCGTCTGGATAACTACTACATGATGAAGAGAAGTACCTTCGGAAGTATAGGAGTGCAATTAACAATTGCTGGATATCCTTCGAAATACCCTGCGATATACTCACATGTATTGCAGAATACCTCGATAAACCCTAAGTGTATAGTCAAAACTATACATGCAGAAAGTAGTGGGACTAGAGAAATCACAGTAGATGATGCAAGTGCATTTCCAGAAACCCCACAATATGGTCAATTGTTAGAATTTACCGACGCAGATGGTAACATACAGACTCTACCATACACCAGAAGGTATGGATTGCAAATAGGAACTATCAATGAACCTAAGAAGTTTACATCAACTACAGTCTCTGGCTCTTTCTGGACTAAACTAACAGCATTACTCGCCGCTTCGGTCGAAACAACGCTCAGACTGACACATCCATACAACAACCTATCAGCAGGGAAAGTGATGACTGATACGAATAATAGCATTTTCACCATGATTCTTCCACAAGTGGAGAAGGGGACTAGAGATACAACTGCATTACATATTCCAGATGCATACTTATGTCTCTGGCATTACAATCTAGGTAGGCCACATACTTTCTATTCCGACAGTTCTCGTACTTGGGGTAATCTAACATCTGATAGAGCAGTAGATAAGAAACCGTATAATTGCATGCCTGAACATTTTGAGACCATACATTATCAGGATTCAGTATATGCAATGAGTTTAGGTCCATTTGATTTCCGAATGAAGAGTCCTAATCCAGAAGATAAAGATGGTGTTGCATCCACTGGTGCTGAAATTCATGCATTTTCTGGGTACGAAGCACAGGGTGGAACTAATTTCGATAGTCAGAAAATAATGTTCAGCAAGTTCTGGCCATGTGGTAGTCGTGGTGGGCCTCTCACAAGTAGGCTTGACCTATACACACAAGCAAGCATATCATGGAATATACCCAGAAAGTATGCTTCCAACGATTTCTACTTCTGGAATGATGAAGACGGGTTGGATGAAAACTATGCTCAGGGCTCTTCTGGAATCACTTTCACGGCTATGGGCTCAGGTTATAGTGGTGATAACAGAAAATATCCGTATGGGTGGCGTATCGCTGTGCGTCAAGCCTGTAACAAACCGACTTGGGGTATTCTCACAGGTAGAGGAAAACTGGAGGACGATGCTTCTTCTGATAATAATTTCACTGTTGATTACGCATCTGGCCCACTCGTTCAACATGAGGCCATGACATGGGCTTATGCTGGTGGAGATACTGGCTCGCAGTCTAACGTTTCTTACACTACTACCTATGTCGGTGTAATGGAGAGACAGACTAATTTCGCAGGCATGTTAGGTTGCGACAAACCAGAATGGCAAGTGAAGTATAGCGAAGGCAGAAGAATGACCAGACCGTTCGGAACGCCTATCAGAACTCTACTCTCTAATTCTAACATGAATAAGGACTGGTGGGGGGAGGTCGCAGGAAAGGGCATTTACAGCCTCGCTGAGGCCGCGCAGTATTATTTGGTGGATTGGTGGGGCAATGAGCGTGGAGAGGACGTAAGGCGTGCTCCAGTACGTGGATTTGGCATCAGACCAGCATGGGACTGTGGTGATGTCTACGAATACGATAGAGCCAACAATAGAACTCCTCACGCTAGAATCTGGAATTATGGTAAACCAATCTACGAGGTTCTCACCGGCATCAGCGCCCCAGTCATTGACTCTTCTGGAAATCTGGACAACGAACCACCATTGCTATGCGGTAGGTCAAACGCTGTAAATAACACTGATACCAACACTATGGTGGATGTTTTTGCGCCGACTCATTCCATGAGGATAGGAGACATGGGCAACGGTAGAGGAGTCAGATATCCAATTCAATTCAATGAAGATATTCTGACGGAACTTTCTGAACCAATACACACTACAGGGTTAGTTTTGAGCAGTAACACGGCAGAGCCACCAGCCGTAACAGGGCTGTTACGCCCCCGTAACGATGTGTTACAGGCCGATGAAATACCAAGAGGAATCAGTGCGAGGCTCGAAATCTCCGAACATGGGTTACTGAAACCAGATGCTGTGGTGAGCGATAGGGTTGAGGAGATAATCGGGACAAGTCCCCACAAGGACGCAGTAAGCCGAAACAGTCCAAGAATAGGCATAGACGGACATAATGTGGAAAGTGTGGAGAAGGACCATATCGCAATCAATACAGAGGCCCACAGCCTGCATACTGACCGCAATGTAGGACAGAGAACCATCTTGCATGGGTGCTTACTAGGAGGGTCACAGACTCTAGCGCATCTCGACTTGACCAGTTTGGCCTTCGGTGTGCAACCTCGCTCTGCTCTTAGATTCAGTCATACGAGCAACATGAGCCCTTTGGGAGGTAACTATATTTTGGAAACTAGGAACTATGGGAATCCTTTCGATGATACAGGTTGGGGTTATGACGGGCTTTCGGGAGCAGTGAAAACCACTAACCCATATCAAAATGTTGATTTCAATAGAACAACAATCAAAAATAATCAGAGTGATAAGAGCATCAAATGGCTACTCAGACCTGTGAGATTACTAGATAAGAATCATGTAGAGATGTTCAGAACCCTACCCGCTACTATTTCAGGAACTCCCCAATACAACAACACAGTCAATAAAGGAACTAACACCCCTACTGATTATTTCAGAGCATCTGCAGGAGGAAAATACGGTATATACACCTACGAAGTGACTACTCCGAGAGTCGCCTCCAATAATTTTCCAAGTTCGGCGGCTCCAAACACTAATGCTCCATATGTCCCAGTCTTCTACATGGCTTCAGGTTCTTCCACCATCACCCCTACCAGTCAAGGACCTAAGATTCTGGGAACAGAAGTAGTGGGAGTAGACAAGTTTGACAAGACGACTATTACGAGTCCAGTAACACGTTTGGTGATGAGTGAAAACACACTACAACACTATCGTTCAGATGCACCTCGAAGAAGACAAATAGCAGAAAACGAGAGTGAAATCAAAAGAATGGACTTTTCTGTCAAGCCTAGATTTAGTCAAGCGTTACATCCGAAGGGGCACAAAGGTGATGTGACGTTCAATGTTAGCGACCATAGTGGTGATGCCGCATGACTAAATTGATGGCGAGCGCTGGAAAGTTTGATTTCGATGTAGTTGAAATCATGACTGAAGCGAGACAACCAGTTTTTGTAGACAACGCAGTGCATCATGGTCTTGTTTCAAGTCAGACTTCTAACAAGCAGAAAGTCACCATAGAAAATAGGAATAACGCCACTTACAATGTCTTCAGTGAAAATGCTTATGAATTGGTAGAAGGAGACGGTTTCGTTCAATTGACTCACAAGAGGGGGCACGGTTACACAAGCAAGATTGCACCCTTTTACCAAAACTCTGCACTTTCTCCTACATCTAAGAAGCCAATACTACTCTACAACGATGCTGATATCACCAAGAGGCTCACATTCAGTTCTATAGAGGCTTCCACAGATGGAGTGAAAATGAATCTCAGAAACATGAAGGGGAGGTCTTTGAATGACATAGGGCTCAAGGGAGACGCTGTCCATCTAGGTGACCCTATAGATGTGGGTTTCAGAACGAGTGACCTCGCTATGAAATTGGGAACTGATATGGTTGGGACTCTGACATCCGTGTCTCTCGGTAGTTTGAGAAGCCCAAGCAATACCAATGAAGGAAGAAGAAAGCATACGACTAAGTTCCTCGCTCAGGATTTTTACGGGGTGACGTTGATATCCGCATTGAAGTTCACATCGAGACACGATTCTAATATCGTATACTTCGACAGGTTCGCTAATCTGTTATACACACCGTTAGTTTTCACAGAAGCAAGTAGAGAAATCTCAGAGTTCGGGAGAACTGGTAACGAGGAGACCAATCCGATAGACAACACCGAGAACAAGATAACAGTTGTGGGAAATTCCATATCCTTGAATGAAGTAGCAAGCGTAACTGTAAGTGATTCCGAGAGACAACAAGGAAGATTTGATTTGGATATACAAGAGAACGTCACGAATATTTTCGATGCGACTGTGAAGAGCAAAGCAGATGCTAAGAGAGTAGCAAGACAGATTCTGAAATCCAACGCTATACACAGAGGTTCATTGAGGAGCAGTGGTCATCCAGATACTTGGGACATGAGACCGGGTAAAGTGGCTCTGTATAAAGGGGTGAAAAGACTAATCACCGAATCAAGACACACCCTTACTACCAGAATGTCAGACTTCAATTTCTTAACTGTGCAGAAAGGTATAGAGGGAGTGTTGCATGGGGTAAGTGAGGGAATGATTGCCTCTTCAGCACCTCATAACCCAGATAAGATTTCCCAAACCACAGAGGAAAATCTCTCATTATTCTCCTTCATTCAGATAAACATCATTCCTATCATCTCTGTAAGAGCGGTAGAAGTAGAAAATACGAAGTTCCTCATCGGCCCCGCTGCGGGTAGTGCAACCATCGGGCGAAGCCTCAACAATGTGATAGGAGTGAACAAATTGCATACATTGACTTTCAAGGGTGAAGACTGATGCCAGCAAGTGACCACATGAGAAGATTGGTGTTGGACACCATAGCATCTAACATCAATGAGATGACGTTGGGATTCGATGGGACTCCTTCAACATCCAGCGATGGTGCTGCTGGTCGTCCGGCTATTACAATCACCCCAACTGTGACTGTGATAGATGATTCCACATTATTGGTCGAAGGAACGCTTGGGACAGAGCATTCATTCTCAGAGACGTTGAAAGAGGTATACGTGCAATTCAAGGGAAGCGACAGTTTCACACCAATGTCTCGACATGTGATAGCGCCAGTGACTAAGAACAGTGGGAATGAGATGAAGATTCAAATCCTAATCGAGGTGAGATGAAATGGCAGATGCAAGTAACATACTCTCAGGACACACCACTGCTAACTACAACACTGCTTACAGTGCTAATCAAGGAAGGGGAGTAGACGGTCTAAAAGACGGAGACCAGATACTGTCAGCCTCATTGACCAATATGCTGGAAGGAGTTCACGATAACGGAATCCTATTGCTTGATGACACAGCCATAGGTGGCGGTAACAGACTAAACCCAGACAATTTATCTGGCGCTGTTTCCAAGGGAGCAAGCGCACACCAGATTTCAATCAAGGGAGGATATGTCGTATTGGACGGCGCTCTCTATGCGTTTGCTAATGGCTACAACGGCGCTAATCCTAACACCTTCACGATAAATCTTACAGACAATAAGCCGGGAACCACCACTGATAATGAGAGCAAGGTGGGAAATGTCGCTACAGTGGATTCTGATGAGGAATGCCTCTTCACCGTCTATCTGTCAAGCGAGACGGATAGCGATGTCGAACACATATATTGGGAACAAAGCGATGTGATACCAGTTGCTGCAGGAACATACCCATCCTCTCCAAGTGTCTATCTCAAGAGTCCAAGCGCTAATTCTGTCAAACAGACAGTGGTCATCGCCACCATAAGAGCGATTCACAATGGCTCTGCACATAGTGACAATGACCTTGAGATTACCATAACTGAAATCAACGACAAGAGGATTTTTCTGAGACCCACACCGATGTATCTCTCCCCTGTCACCAAAGGGGCAGTCGGTAGTTACACATCAGCCAATTCAGTCAATAGCGCCACAGACCTCCAATCCTTACATGCAGGGCAGACTGGAGATTTGAATGCCTCTCCCTTCGGAGCAATATGGATGTCGCACTCCACAGACAAGATAACTGCAGGTGGAACCAGATTAGGAGCAATCGGAGATGATGTCCTATTTCTGTCGTATAAAGAGGGAGGGAGCCGTAAGACCATGCGCTTCGGGCCAGAAAAGGTGCATGTAGATGATTCTCTCTCCACTACTACCAATTACTTCACTTTCGATGGTCCTAACATATTTGTCTTACAACCGCAACAAGGCAGCACTCTTCTCAACCCAGACAACAGCAGCACTGATTTTCCCATAGGGCATCTAGTCATGGTGAGAAACGAGAATAACTCTGGAGGACATGCTATAGCATTCGATAGCACTGGACTGAATCATTCAGTTCCTGCACAAGAGAATGCCATATTCGTTAAGACTGCGTCTGCTTGGAGGAAGGTGTTCACGTCAAGTGCATCGTCTACGGGAGCAGTCACAGCGGTCAATAACGCCACTGAGAACGAACTCGTTACCATAGGTAATACTGTTACAGAATTAGAAGCAGAAGCGCTTCTCAAGTTCGATGGTGTAACACTCGAAGTAGGAGCCTCAGGTAATGGCGCTGACTTGCTTCTACACTCGGCAACTGCTAACAATGTAGGTATGAAGTGGGACCATGATGACCAGACAAACGGCTCACTCATTCTAGGAGCAGATAACTACGGAGTAGATTTCAAGGCTTTCGGAGATACTGCTTCCAAGTTCATCCATTGGGATGCCTCTGTAGACACACTCTATGTCCAATCAATATTAGACGTAGATGGAACAATCACTGTGGGTGTTGATGGCACAGGGTATGATGTCAAGTTCTTCGGTGATACTGCTAGTGCCTACATGCTCTGGGACCAGAGCCAAGACGATTTGATTCTAGGAGGTGCGGCTAGACTAGGCATCGGAGACACTACTCCCGGAACCCAATTGCAGATAACCGCTGATGGTCCGACTATTACTCTCAAAAATAGTATTGATGAAAACACTGAGGGCGGTGCTGAGAGCAACATACTGTTCGAAGACCATACAAATGCCTCTCTAGCATCTATCCAAGGAAGTCATCATGGAGCGGCCAGTGATACCAAAGGCAAATTGATTCTAAGCACGCATACTGGTTCAACACTTACAACAGCATTGACAATTGACTCTTCTCAAGTAAGCACTTTTGCTGGTGATGTGACTATTACTGGTGACTTGACTATCAATGGTGCATCCAGTTCAATATCTGTTGAGACTCTGAATGTGGACCAGCCTCTTATCGAAATAGGATTGAGTGATGGCGCTGCTCCTTCAGCAGATGCTGTTAAGGATTTGGGACTCAAAATGCACTGGCATACTGGTAGTGCCGCTAAGATTGCTGCTCTTGTCTTGGATGAATCAACCAGTGCAAGTGTCCCATCATTGACCTACATACCAGATGCGACTGATAGCAGTGGGCTCATGAGTGGTGCTGTTGGAACTATGGTGGCCAATCTAAGCGGAAATCTAAGCGGAGACCAGTCTGGTGGTAGTATTTCTGCTACTACGATAACTGGTTCTGCAGATGTGGTAATCAACACAGATGACTTCGTAGTAGACACTGATACCACCAATCCTGCTAAGGTCGGGATTAATCAAGCAACACCATTAGTTTCTTTACAAGTTGGGGGTTCTGGTTATGAACATAAATCAGTCGCAGGAGGGACAAGTAACAACACTACAACAGTGAGTATTTGCACTCCAGCACAGTTCCGGTCCATCGAAGTTCTAGTATCAAGTAAAGCAACAGATGATTCCGCATTTGAGGCTACTAAAGTTCTAGTTATCCATGATAGCACAAATGGCTCAACAGGTAATACTGCTATCACAACATACGGAACCATTAACGATGGCGACACAGTCGCCACATATGGTGCAAGCATATCCGGTGGTAATGTGAACCTTACAATTTCCTATTTACAGATTGGCGGGGGTAACAAAACCTTCGCAACAGAGATAGCATGGATAGGATTGAAAATATAGAGGAATGAATAATGGCAGAGAAAGATTTTCGTGTAAGAAAAGGGCTTGTAGTTGATGGAACTGCATCGGCTACAAGCGTTGCTGTGACTACTGGAAACGTAGTGGTCTCTTCAGGGACGATAGGAGTAACCGATGGTCCTCTGTTGAGCATTGTAGCAGGGTCACCTAATATCTCATTAATATCTTCTTCACCTACCAACGGAAATCTCAAATTATCACCCAATGGTTCTGGAGACCTCATCATTGATGCAGACACGATTGACCTAACCGCTGACTCAACGATTTTGAAGGTGAAAGACAATGTCGCTGCTGGTTTGGATATCAAGACTGGTGACCATTCATACATCAAACTGGTTACTACAAACGGTAGTGAGCAGATAACATTTGGTCGAGGCTCCACATTTAATGGGACCATCATTGCTGATTTAGGCACTGTGTCTGCTGCAACCTCAATTACTGCTACAGATTTAATTGGCACTAACATTGATGGTATTATAGGTGCTGATACTGCTCGTGCTGGCACATTTGCCGCGCTAACAGGTACTTCTGGAACACTCACAAGTCTGACTTTGACTGAGGGAAACATCACCAATGCTGGAGACATCAATGCAGATAGTATCAGTGTTGATGCTGCCGCCGCTGGTCTCAATGTGGATTTCAGTGCTGCTAATACTGGCACTGGAGTGATTACTCTCAGAGATGCTATGGCAGACGCTCTAAGCATTACAGATGGAACAAACGACTGGATGGTGTTCAATACTAATGTTGAAACCCTCACCTTCGGTAGGAACACGACTTTCGCAGGCACTACTATCGCAGACCTTGGCACAGTTACAACTGCTGACATCAATGCTGGAACTTGGCAAGGAACCATAGATGGTGCTTGGACTGCTTCTGGTGTTACATGTGCCAATCTTGGAACTGTATCTGCTGCTACCTCAATCACTTCTACGGCATTAGTAGGTGGGACAATTTCTGGCACGACCATTGATGCGACTACTGATTTCACTATTGGCTCTACAGTTATCACGGATGACTCGATTGTGATGACACCAACAACAGGAGATACACTTAGTATTACTTCTACTACTCATGGTGCATCAACTATCGCAACCGTGGATGCTGCTGGAAGTCTTCTAGCACCCCTAAACATTGATGCTGATGGTGTTATCAACCTGAAGTATAACTCCAATACGAAAGTTGTCGTAGGGACAGGAGGAATAGATGTCACAGGAAAAATGGATGCCACAGGCACAGTGTCCGGTGGAGGATTCAACAGCACTACTGAGCAAGCAAGTGCAGGAACAGGTATAGATTTACATAGCACTGCTACCATCAGAGCAAAAGAGGATGGAGGAATATACCAAGACATATCTGTCATAGCGCTTTCTGGAACTAAATTGACTTCTATAAACATGGAGAACAGCAACTTCAGAGCAAGTGATACCAATACGGTGACCGCAGCAATCGGTGCAGGTTCTGTCCATACTATTGCATACATAAATCTGGACAACAGTTCCAACAACAAGTATCACGCAGTAGAGGTTGAGTGTGGTTTCCAAGAGAAAATAACATCAACTAATGTAAGGACACGATGGTTGTCTCAGAAATTATACGCTTGTTACGATGGCAACACTGTCGAGTTTAGAACAGATAACACGAGATTCACGAATAGTCTGAATGCTTACCCGCCCGGAGAGTTCTGTGCAGGTCTCTACAATGATGGGAGTGACAAATATCTTTCAATAGGGTTCTGCATATACGCAGAAAAATCCAGCACTGACAGAACTGCGACGTTTGGTGTGAATATGAATGGCATAAGCATGCCTGTGTGTCTCAATTCATGATGGAGGTGATGAAGAATGGCAGCACCTGCATACTCTGATGGCACAAAAATCGGTGGAAACTTACAGCACTTGCATCTTGGGGGTGGCTCAGACGGAGTCGCTTTGTCTATCGCTGATTGCACTACTTCCATATCTGACTTTACAGTCACGCTAGATTCTGCTAATGCTGCTATTGCGGTAGGCATGTTAGTTACTTCTGCTCATTTGCATCCAGAAACCTATGTGGTGAGTTACAGTTCAGGAGTACCATCAATAGAAGTTAGCAGGTTTCCCAAAACCGCATCAAGTGGCGGAGCGACATTGGTGTTCTCTACACAATACGGCCCCGGTAGAGATGATGGCTTCGGCTTCTTAGCGGGTAGCGGTATCACTCTTGCGTCCTCTACAAATGCAGGGTCTGGAAGGACTGACTTGCTCATCACATCCACTTCTGGCTCTGGTAGTGTCGGAATTACTGGGACACCAGCAGCAGACCAAGTTGGTGTATGGACTGGGACTACTGCTATGGAGGGTGATTTGGATTTAACCTACGGCGCGGCTACAGGTTTAGCGATTGGACGAGGAGGGGTCAATAGCGGCGCTGTAGCAGATTTGAGGGCTTACAGTGCTAATTCTGGTAATTATCTCCATTGGGATTCTTCTGCAACAACTCTTGGTTTGATAGGTCAGAGTGCGAAACTACATTTCTATGATGTAGGAGGTGGTGAGTATATCTCCACAAACAACGCAGGATTGTTGAGTATCAATGCGGCAGGTAATCTCGATTTGAACGGGGCTACCCTAACAATGGACTCAACTGACACAACCAACCTCACGATGACTGCTGCCAATGCCAGTAACAAAACGATGACCATTAACGCATCTAATTCTGGCGATGGCAATGGACTCATCTCAATCACTGCTGATGGGACAATAGACCTAGACGCAGCAGGGGCACTTACGCTTGATGGTGGTTCTATCACAATCGGTGGCGATGCAGATGTGGCTGTTGATTTCGATGCCTCAACATTTGACTTGGATGCATCCGGGGCACTGACTCTCGACTCAGCAACCAGCGTCTCGATAGGAACTGCGAATAGCGGCGTTGCGATTACAATCGGTCATGGCACTTCGGAAGTCACTTTCCAAGACAATGTGACGATAACAGGAAATCTCACTATAAGCGGAGACCAGACAGTAATTAACAGCACAGCAATAGTTGCTGAGGATAAGACGATAGTGCTTGGTGTCGCTGGTGGAATGGAAGATGCCACGTATGCCAGAGCCAGCGCTGTGGTCACCGTTACATCAACCTCTCATGGTTTCAGTAACGGTGAATACGTCTATGTCTCAAACATGGGTAACAGTATTGCAGACGGCGTGTATGCGGTAAGCAGTGTGGCGACTAACACATTTGTAGTGGATTCACACGGCACTTCAGGCACGGTAGGCTCTGGCGCTACCATGCAGCATTCCTCTGCAAATACTACTGAAGCCACTGCTGATACTTCAGGTATCTATGTTCCCGGAACATCGTTGCACAGTCTTCAATACGACACCAGTAACGGTTGGACGTTCTCGAACGATTTGGATATCACCAGTGGCCATCTCAGTTTCGGTGGAACCACAAAACTGACCTCGACCACTTGGTATGGCACGACAGCGAGTTCTCTTGTCACAGTAGGCGCTCTTAATGCTGGCTCGATTACATCAGGTTTCACTTCAATAGATGTAGGCTCAGGGACCATTTCCACATCTGGCACTCTGACTGGCGGTGCTATTGTTGGAACCAGTCTGGCGGTTTCGGGCACGATTACCGGAGATACCTCTCTCACTCTTGACTCAACAACTCTCGTAACTGCTGAGTTGGGTGTCCTCGATGGCATCACCACAGCAGGTGGGACTGTAACAGCAAGCAGGGCAGTGGTAGTTGACTCAAACAAGGATATAGCATCTTTCCGTAATCTCACAGCAGCAGGTGAATTGAAGGGTGGCACTCTGAGTGTAGATGCAATTGCTGTCTTAGATACTTCTACTGGAACCGCAAGTAGCGTGGCCAATGCTGGAACACAAGAACTCGCACAATTCGCTTGGGCTACATATCGAACTGTGAAATATGTAGGACAGGTCACTGATGGCACAGATGTTGATGCGTTCGAGGTATTGGTAACATGGGGAGGACACGCCTCAAATGCTGAAAACGCTGCCGCGAGTATTGACATGACGACATACGCTTACATCAGTTCAGATACTGCATTGGGTAATCTCAGCACTACTGTGGACGGCACTAACATCAACCTAATTTTCACAAACATAAGTGGTGGCACTATTTCCGCACTCACATATGATGTAGTAGCAACTCACTTAGCGAAGCAATGATGGATAGTGAAATCATGGTGATTGAATGGCAGAAAAGAATTTTGTAATAAAGAAAGGATTAACCGTTGCGAGCGGAACAATATCGTTGAAAGAGCAAGCGAACGCAGAAAGCGATGCAGCAGGTTACAGCCAACTTTGGGTGAAAGATACCGGAGACGGTCTGCTATACTTCACAGATGATAACGGAACGGATATTCAAATTACCACAGCGAGCGCTGTTAATGCTGCTGGTGGTGCTTCTGACCTTGATGGATTAACAGATGTAATCAGCAACATCACTAATTTTACAGACAGTATTCTCATATCCCCCGATGGGGCTGCTCCCCCACATGGGAATCTTAGCAGTGCAAGTGATAACATAGGAATGGGGAAGGATGTATTCACGGCATTGACTTCGGGAACTAAAAACACTGTTATCGGTAGCAAGGCGGGTGATGCAATAGTAGATAGTAATGCCAATACATTCATCGGAATGGAGGCGGGTAGTGCTGTGACTGACGGAGGTTACAACACAGCCATTGGTTATCAAGCACAACAATCGAATACCGGCGCAAACAATGTCGCAGTTGGTTATAGAGCATTATTCAATTCGGGAGATGGTGGTTCAAACATAGCGGTGGGAAATAGTTCGTTGAGTTCGGCTGTAACGGGCTCTTCCAATATAGGAATGGGGGCTTCTGCATTACAGAATCTAACAAGTGGGACTTACAACATAGGCGTAGGCACACAAACACTACTGGTGCAAACTACCGGCTCAAGAAACATAGCGATAGGTTATCAGGCAATCAGGATGGGTACAGCACACAGCGACAACTTGGGTATCGGTTATCAGTCAATGTATGGTGATGGCACTAACACAAATGGTGCTGTTAGCGGAGCAGACAATCTTGGTATAGGAAATTACACATTGGGAATGCTAACAAGCGGGGCTAGGAATATCGCCATCGGGAAAAATGCCGCAGATGGATTCGATGCGGAAAACGATAACATCGCAATAGGTATTTCTGCTCTCGGTGGCGCTGTTGCAGGTGCAGAAAAAACGATAGCGATTGGTAACTATGCCGCAGATGCAGTAACAACTGCTGATAATCTGATAGCAATAGGATACAACGCCGCAGGTTCATTGATAACAGGTTCAAGTGACATTGCTAACTCAGTTTACATCGGTAATGAAGCAGGTGCAGCACTTACAAATGGTGCATACAATGTGGTGATAGGTCACGAGGCAGGTAAAACCATGTCCACTTGGAGTAGTGGAACATTAAGATGCTCTTACAATGTCCTTATTGGAAGTGGGGCAGGTCTGTCTCAAACCATCGGTGGGAGAAACACAGCCGTTGGTAATCAAGCGATGTATTTGGAACAGGAAACAGGTTACAATGCTTACTTTGGTGCGTATGCGGGTTATTATTCAAGAGGTGGTGAAAAGAATACAGGGCTTGGTTATGGTTCTATGTTTGGTACCACTAATTTCACAGGTGATAATAATACTGCTATGGGATATGGTTCTTTAGACGTAATTACAACAGGTTCAGCCAATATCGGCATAGGACACGATGCTGCAAATAACATCACTACGGGCTCAAACAATGTCGTCATAGGCGCGGCTGATGTATCAAGCGCAACAGGAGATAGCCAATTATCAATTTCAGATGGTGATGGTGGTACTACATGGATTACAGGGACAGAAGCAGGTGTAGTCAATATCCCCGGTTCTCTAACCGTCGCTGGTTCAGCAGTTGGCGGTGCTTCTGCTCTCAATGGATTAACAGATGTAATCAGCAACATCACTAATTTTACAGACAGCATTCTCATATCACCTGATGGAGCCGCGCCACCAACAGGGACCCTATCATCAGCAACAGGGAATGTGGGAATGGGTAAAGATGCTTTTGCGGCATTAACTGAAGGAACCTACAATGTCGCAATAGGAAAAGATGCGGGTAAGGCGATGACGGAAGGAAACTACAATGTCGCAATAGGTTGGACTGCTGGAGATTCAATAACCACTGGTGAGGATAGTGTTGTAATCGGCGGAAGAGCCGGTAGCGCAATAAACACTCAAACTGGTATTGTAGCAATAGGATATGATGCAGGACAAAACTCTAGGATGAATAATGGAGTTTTCATTGGCAAGCAAGCAGGTGGGGGGGTAACAACCGGTGCTGCCGGTGGTGTCGCTGTTGGGTTTGCCGCCGGTAAGTATGGAGTGGATGGTTATGGTAGCATAGCCATTGGTTATAGTACGATGGAAGGTGCTGCGGCAACAGGTGCGGGCAATCAAGGTTGGGACAATATAGCGATGGGTACTAACACCATGAAAAATGTTTCAACAGGAGAAGCCAATATCGCCATAGGTGCAGGTTCGGGGTATGCAATCACCACAGGTACTCGGAATATCGCTATTGGAAAGACAGCCTATGATGCCGCAGACACCGAATCAGATAACATCGCCATCGGCTACGATGCTATGGGCGCTGCTAATGGTGCCATTAACTGTGTAGTCATTGGAAACTATGCTGGTGATGCCATAGCCGGTGGTGCTTACAACACTATAGTAGGTCACGGAGCAGGGAGTCAATTATCATCAGGTTATGGAAACTCATTCTTCGGCTATAATGCTGGTGCTTTTGGTAATCACGTCTATTCAGTAGCGATTGGTTATGGGGCGATGATGAATGCAGATAACACTGGCGACCACAATGTAGCAATAGGCTCATGGGCCATGCAGAATGGTTCATTATCGGGCGATTACAACATCGGATTAGGCTACAAGGCGGGCTATAACCTCGGTGGGGCGGCGCATAAGAATATCACCGTAGGGTATCAATCCGGCGACAATATCACTACCGGCGATTTCAATGTGATTATCGGTGGCGGTGATGCTGCAAGTGCGACAGGCGATAGTCAATTACTCATCTCGTCAGGAGATGGCGGGGTTTCATGGCTTACAGGAACAAGCGCAGGTGTCGTCAATATCCCCGGTTCTCTAACAGTAGCGGGTTCTGCTGTTGGTGGTGCTTCTGTCATTGGTGGTTTGACGGATGTGATGATGGATGCTACTAATTGGGTTGATGGGTTCTTACTTCAGACAGATAGCGATGGTTCAGCACCGACAACAGGCACTCTATCAACTGCGACAGGAAACATCGGTCTTGGAAAAGATGCATTAGAGAGTATTGAAAGTGGAGATTACAACATCGCAATAGGGTATGATGTTGCGGATTCACTTACTTCGGGTAGTAACAATGTGCTGATAGGTAGAGAAACGGGGGATGTATTGACCACAGGTAGTAGTAACGTCCATGTTGGAGATAACGCAGGGAGATTCAATACCGGAGGCAACAATACATTCGTAGGGACGAATGCCGGTAAGAGAGGGACAACAGGTTCAAGCAACGACAATGTGTTCGTGGGGAAATCAGCAGGTGGCAACAACACAGGCGATGAGAATGTAGCCATTGGTAATCTTGCACTCACTTATGGTGTTGGTGGAGCGCGAAATGTAGCCATCGGAAATTATGCATTACAGGATTCAACTGCCAGCGATAACATAGGAATAGGTAATGATGCCGCCCTGAATATAACATCAGGCACAAGGAATATCGCAATCGGAAGTCTTGCTCTCGATGCCGCTACAACGGACAGCGACAACATCGCCATCGGTTACGATGCCCTCGGTGGTGCTGTTAATGGTGGCGAGAAGAACATAGCAATTGGAAACTACTCACTCGATGTTTTGACGAGTGGGGATAAGAATGTCGCCATTGGACATGAGGCTGGTTCAGCCACTACTACTGCCGGATATAGCACATTCATAGGTTATCAAGCGGGGTATTATGCTACGACCCAATATCAGAATACAGCAATAGGAGGAAATGCACTCTATGGTGCAACGGGAACCGTGACGGGAGGCAAGAACACAGCCATTGGCTACAACGCACTCAAAGTGACTTCAACAGGAGAATACAATTCATCACTTGGTAATAACTCACTTGCTGCTGTTAATACGGGTTCCTACAACCTCGGTATTGGATTCGGTGCTGGCGACAATATCACTTCCGGTTCAAACAATGTTATGATTGGCGGAGCAGATGCGGCAAGCGCAACAGCCAATGACCAACTCTCAATTTCTTCGGGTGATGGCTCCCCTGTGTGGATTACAGGTGACTCAAATGGCAATGTGTCGCTTAACCAATTAGCAGATGTTGTAGCAGTAGCAGGTAACACGGTTCTCACACAGGCTCAAAGCGGCTCCTATGTATATTGGACATCCGGAACGCTAACTCTTCCAGCAAACACAGTAGCAGGGGCTCATTTTACTATCTTCAACAACACCGGCTCTAGTGCTACTGTTGCATTCAGTAGTGGAGAAGCAATAGTGTCAGGTTGGGCCGCTAATGCAGCAGTAGCAGACCATGATGCTACAAGTTATGTCTGCGTTTCAACAGATAATTGGGTGCAGGTAGGCGCATGAGTTTCATAGGCACAGCCGGAGTTGTGGCTCAACAAGGAAATCAGGCTGCTCCTGCAACTGCACCAACGGATGTCTCAATTGCCACCGGCTCTTCAGGAAACTATGATGAGTCATTCACCGTGGTAGATGCTACCTCTTGCGGTTTCGGGTCGATGAATGTTGGCCCGATACAATTTTCCAGTAATGCCATAACACATAGCATGAATGTAGCCGAGTTTGATGCTTTTGACGGCTGTTCTTCAAACTCAAACAATAAGTTCTTAGGTTATATCAGGGCGACAGGTGCGACGAGTTTTCTTTGGGATTTATCACTAACATCCTCAAGTCTTAGCAGTGGCACTGCTACTGTTGAAGGTACGGCATCAACCGCGCAAGATTGCACATCTAGTGGTGTAGGTGAAATCCTCAAAATATCATTTGGAGGGGGTCGAGGTGGACAGACATACCCATCGGCTGGAGACTCAATAGTAGTGACTCTCAGGGCCACAGCGACCAACTCCACTGGCGATACAGACGCAACCAATTGCGTTCTGACTTACAATTTCATAGGTAGTTGATATGACAAGAATAGAAGTTGATATCCCCGAAGGGACTTCCGGTGATTATGAAATCGCCATCTATACAGATGAAACCACAGAGAAAGATTGGCAACTGTATCTCAGTATGTCTAAGTGTGCGAATGAATCATTTGATTCGTGGACAGTCCTACTCAAAGAAAATTGTCTCATGCCCATCATGCAGAACTCTGATGCAGAATATGTAGAACATCAGTGGCTATGGAATAATGCAACAGGAGATGTCCTGATAGGTGGGCTTGGTCTAGGTATGTGTCATCAGCCATTGATAGACAATGAGGCAGTCACATCTGTGACCATCATAGAAGTGGCTCAGGATGTGGTGGACTTGGTGTGGGAAGATTGTGCTAAGGATGATACCTTCTCGGTGGTGGTAGCAGATTTTGAAACATGGACACCACCTGAAGAGAGTTCATTTGATACTGTATGGGGTGACTCTTGGTTGGTTGATAACTCGATGACTTACTCCGAATACAGAACACTTATGACTGAGCGATACTCCCAATATACTGATAACATCGGGTTTTGGGGTGATTGAAATGGCATTGAGAATAGAATATGAAACGCATTATGGAATAACTTGTGAATACGCGCACTGCATCGTCCGAGATGCAAGAGTGAACAAAGAAAGAGAAGTAACTGAAGATAGTGATGGGAATGAAGTCGTGACGACAAGTTACCCCATCAATTACAATGGTAAAATCTACGCTTCTGTGAACGCCTATACCGACGGTTCATCACCGATTGGTGGATTCAATGGTAGGTTTGAATTGGATGACGCTGGGGCTAAGACTCAGTATAATCTAATCAAGCAATCCTACCTTGACTTGAAGGCCACAGATGGCTTCACAGATGGTATTGATTGTTGATTGTTTTCTTCTTTCTCTTTCCAGAAGAAATCATGAACATCATCCATTAGACTCTTCTGTGTCTGAAGATAGTCTCTCCAAATGGGTTTCTTGAAAGCCTCCTTGAAACCTTCAATTTGAGCATCCCAGTAATCCCAATCAATATCCGAATCTTCCTTCCTCTGGGTCACTTTCCTTCCTCATCATGCTCATAACAAATCACAAACGCAGACGGCCCCATGCCCTTAAACCATGGATAACCGCCGAGATTGAAGAGACCCATCTATACAACGGTGTAATTTCTACACCGACGGTTCATTACACTTTCTGCTTCTTGTATGCTGAATCCTGCCAGAAGTGACTGCACTCCTTGCATTGCCAGAGATAGATTCTTTTCCTCTCACCGTCATGATAGCGAGCGTTCAAGCGTCTTGGTATGTGTTTGTGCCCACAGCCTCTACACACTACATTCAGTTTGTCCATCAAGCGACCCATTCTATTACCGTCCTTCCATCCATTTTCTCACATCAGGAGGCCATTCATAAACTGCTCCTCCGCACACACAAACGAAACCAACCGGACAATACGTCTTGATACCTGTTGGCCGAACATAGATTCTCGTCATTTTGATGTCGCATGTAAGACAACTTGGGGTTTTCACTCGACCCATTACTCAAGTTGTCTCCTACTGACTATATCGTCAATCCTGAGGATTGAGGTAGTGACTTCTGTAGCGCTCAAGACTGCTTGTCTGATTAGTTCAGTAGGCTCTAGGATTCCTTCTACTTCCATATTCTTGACTCCCCCTTCTGATACGTCTGGGCCATAGTGGAGACACCCATTCTGTATCTCATGTCTAATGGCTAGGATTGTGTCTAATGGGTCGAACCCTGCGTTCTCTGCTATGGTAGCGGGGATTATCTCCAAAGCATCAGCGAATGCTTCTATTGCCATTTGCGCCCTACCGCCTACAGTAGCAGCATGGTTTCTCAAATAAGAGGCCATTGCTACGAAACTCGAACCGCCTCCAGCCACTACACTGTGATTGTCTTTGACTAGACTGACTACACCAAGAGCATCATCGAATCCTCTTTCCATCTCATCGAGGGTTGATTGGGTTGCGCCTCTCAACACCAGTGTTGATTGGTTGCTGTCCACTTCACTAACAATGAATAGATAGTAGACATCATTGTGTTTTTGTCTCGATACTCGTATGGTAGTAGAGGCTTCAAGGTCCTCGACAGATTGAGAGACTGCTATACCTAAGGTGTTGCTCAATGCTCGTAGTGTGCTCTCTGGTAGCCTTCTGACTGTTCCTATACCATTCTTCTTCAGATAAGCACAGACATGGTCATGAACTCCATCTCTTACAAACAAAATCCCCCTTCCTCCCATCTTATCTACTACTCGCTGTGCTTGTTCTAGAAGTCCCTTCTTACCTGCTTGGTTGAACTCTTTATATGAAGCGGCATCAAGTTGAACTTGCACGTTATCTTGTCCCTTCTCTTCTTCCAGACCTGTATTGAGAAGTAGAGCGTTGGTATCTTCATCAACTTCGTAATCCAAGACGAAGTCTTTGCTAACTATCGCTCCCTTGAAGAGGTAAGAATCTTCTATGCTTCCTCCGGGTAGACTAATGACTCTGACTTTGTCTGCATCTCCTGCTGCAAGCACAGCATCAACGCAGAGTGTGCTTACGATATCAGTCGCAGTCTCTACAGTCTTCCCAGTAATTGCAGTCTTCGCTACTTCATGTAAGACATTATCTCCACCCTTCATTGCTATTTCTCTAATTAAATAATCCACTGCCATCTGTGATGCCTCGTGATAGCCACGACAAATCACATTAGGATGCAGTCCTTTCTCGAAAAGCATCTCACTGTTGGATAGTAGTTGCCCAGCCAATACCACTGTAGTTGTCGTTCCATCATAGCACAGAGCCTCTTGTGTCTTGGCAATCTCGACCATCATCTTAGCGCCGGGATGTGCCACATCCAGTTCTCGTAATATGGTCGCTCCGTCATTGGTAACAATGACATTACCTCCACCGTCCACCATCATTTTATCCATCCCCAAGGGACCCAAAGTGGATTTGACCGTTTCTACTATGGCTTTGGCCGCTCTGATGTTCAGTGCTTGTGCGTTATCTCTTATCTTCTCGCTCTCCTTCATATTTATGCCTCATTAACGCCTTCTTTCATTCGTAGGTAAACGACTTTGTGTTCCTTGACTGTATCGAACATGTCCTTGGCATACTTGCCAAAGTGATTCCAACCCGTCCCTCTTGTAACAGAGTTGAGTTTCATGTATGTCTGTATAACCACGCTCTTCCTATGCCAACCTGCCCCTCTTGTGTCTTCAAAGTCGAAAGAGTCTGTGTTCTGATATGCTATTGCGAATCTCTTCTTGAACTCAGAGACCTCTGTCTTCTTGTAACCTACTTCTACTTCGTCTTCCAACCAAAGGATGAGGTTCTTAGTTAAATCGTAGATGATGTCTTTGGACATATCTACATGTTCTCCAGTCACTACCCATGTCTCATCTAACATTGCCATGTGTGTAGCAAAAATCACCGTATAGTTCTCTACTGCAGGCATGAAAGAGGCAACCACTTCTCCTATACCCGGACCTAATCCATCCAGTAATGAATAGTAATCCTCGATAGCATCGTAACAAGCGGGATAGAATGTATCATCTGCGGTAAACATCTCATACATGTGTGCTTGCAAGATTTCTTCTTGGTCGAGTCTGTTCATAGTGTCCCAATCAGAGAAGGAGATTTCGCTTATGTTCAAGACTCTGTCTCTCACCCTCTTTGTGAGATTTTTGAAATAGTCTACTATCTCGCTACGGTCCAGAGATTGTTTGGGTATCTTCTTGAATACCATTTCCATTCTCTTCATACTGACTCCCATTCTCTTATCAATGTCCCAATCTTGCCAAAAGAGAAGCACCCTCTGGAATATCCCTTTGGTTAGAACATACTCCTTGACTCCCTTGGGAGGGAAAGTGGTTATCCACATGGAGACTAGAGATTCAGTCTCTATCCTACCAGCCTTGGTGTGCTTGACGAGTATGTTGTTATTGCTGCCTACTGGGTTGCAAGCGGATTGAAGATACAAGACAGTCTCTTGACTGTGTTTGTTAGGATTGAGGATGATACTTCCTTCATCAAAATTAAGGGCCTTTCTTCCATCGAGCAGTCCTTCTTTCAAATGCTTGTGAGTCTCTCCGTCTATGATTTCCTCTTCCCATCCACCAATGAGAGCAGCATCTGTTCCAGTGGTATACATCTCTGTAGGAATCTCTGCTTGTTTGCAAATGTCCCCTATGAACTCCCATGATACTGACTTCCCTGTTCTGCTTGGTTGAATCCAGAAGACATGAACACGCGGGTCAAGGTGAGTAGGGCCCCAAGGTATACGCACGAAGGGCACGGCGACTTGTCCTTGTAGGAAGAAGAAGGAGAGCATTCCGGGTATGTCATTCTCCATAGAGGTCTGTCTGAAATGCTCCAGATATCCTCGGAACAGTGGGAATTTTTCTATGGCTTGATACTCTGTATAATGACGCATAATTGACCTCATACGGGGTTGGTTCTTAGTCTATGTCCTATGTATAGAGAGGACATAAGACATTATACAGGTTTTTTCACTACCTTCTCAATATGCATTACCTCTTCAGAGGTGAGTGCTTGGAGTAATCTTGCCCTTAACGTAGGGCCCATACCTTTGATTTTCTTGAGTGATTCTGGATAGCACATCTCTTCGATGCTTCCGCATTCCTCAAGGATTCTCTCTGCTAAGTCCTTCCCTATACCGGGGATTGTAAGAAGCATATCTGCTCTCACATCATTGGAAGACACTTTCCTTATTGTCCTCGCTCCGTGTCTTGATGCGGGCTTGTGTAGTTTGTCGTGCAACTTCGTTATGAAGAGGGCCGCTTCACTAATGTTTGGTGTGTAAAATACTTGGCAATCGAAGTCAGCCATTATCCTCGCTATGGTTCCCGTTAATTCATTCTGTATTCTAGTGTAAGTGAGGCCTCTCCTACCATTGCGCTTGGCCATGACAACATATTTGTCTATGGCTCCGTGAATGACTAGGAAGAATCTCTCATAATTTACATCCATATTGTCGAGTTGTCTCCATAGGTGTCCACTATGACTTGATTGGAAGAGGTCATTGAGACTCTTGGCCTCCACACATGCACCACCGAGTAGGTAGTCGCCTATCATGAGAGACTTGCGGGCTACTCTCAGTCCTGCTTTCTCTGCCTTTCTGAGAATTGAGTCACACAAAGGGCCTCTCTCATTAGAATCAATGAATAATTCAGGCTTCACCATGTTTCGCCCTCTCTTCTTTCTTCCATTTCAAATAGCATTTTCCGCATCTATGTGTTTTCGTTGCCCCACCTTTCGTGTTATACCCATTTAGTTCCTGACCACACACTCTACAATATTTCAGAATAATCCCTCAGCAGTCCCATCGTAGTATCTACATATACCTGTGCATATTCCATCTTGAATAAGCGTTCTGCATGTAGCGGGTAGATATCCTTTGTTACTACCACTTCCGTAGACTATGCTAATGACTTGTCGAGTGGTTATGTCTTCATTGAAATCGCTCCAATTCTGTTTTGATATGATATCAACTATCTGTTCTACGTGTTCAGATTTCTCATCATCGGTGATTGAATCCGGCGGAAAGAACCAACGTAATCTACTCGCCAGATAAGATGCCAGATGGACTCTGGCTTTGTGAATGGGATTGCCTTCACCCATAGCCGCTTGAGCGAGACAGGGAAGAATTAACATATCGTTAGCACTTAGTTCTGGTAGGTCAATATCAATGTATTTCTTCTTCTTGAACTTCTTTGTCTTCTTCACTTTCAGTTTGACTTCTTCTTCACAATGAGTGATGAAACCAGAGCGGGGCCTACTCGCTAATTCGATGAACTCTTCATAATCACATTCCAGTATCTCTTCGGACGTGAGAGGAATGGACCAACACCCTCTCTTGCTGTTGTATGAGTTAGGGATGCGAATCATACCTGCAGTGTCAAAGGCTACTGTTGGGTCATTACAGTAGAGATTGAGAGAACGATGCCAATCTGAGAGTAAGGTTCTACCCGCATCTTTGATTCTCGCTACATCATATCCTGTGGAGGGTGTGAATGTTTTCTCAAGAGGGACCCAGAAATGAAATCCACCCCCACTAAACCACACGAAGTGCTTTTTGTTGTTGCTTCTTAAGTAATTATGAAGGGCTTTTACTTGTCGATGCATCTCTTCGAAAGGGACTTCGACTCCTCTTTGTCTGAAGTTCTTGCAATCAAAATCACATACGAAATGTCTGATGATTGGGGTGTTGTAATCCACTCTGTGGTTCTTAGGTGGTGTGAGACTACGATATCCATAGGCTGTGAAGAAGACATTACCACTACCGTTCTTACCCCTCCAATATGATTCAAGTTCCTTTGCGTTCTTGACGACTCTACGAAATCCTTTCAACCCATCAGTGTCTAACTCAAGGACTTCTCTTGGAAAGTCAAGAGTGATGAAGTTCATTTCATCAGCCTAAACTGTTCTGTCTTTCTTTCTACAGCATCAAGTAGATTGCATATTATCTTACCAATCTCCGGGTCTGTAATTACTGCCTTGTTGATAATTATATCCAGATGGTTATACATCTCATCTTCATTCCTACTGATACCTATATCCGTGTAGTCGTGAAGAGTCATCTGCTTCGTATATTGAACCCTAAAGGGGTTGTTACCACACATACCTATGACCACTTTCACTTTCATATTCTGAACTGTATAATTCAGAATGGCTTCCAGTATTCTTACAATCACTTTTTCACAATCACTTCTTTCTCTCATTATCCTAACTCCTGTAATGTCCAAGCGGGACAGATGTCAATAAAATCACACCAAGGACATTTCCAATCCGTCCGTTCCGCAGGAAAATCTTCATCTAAATGAGCCTTGACCAACTTCTTCAGTCTTCGCTCTACAACCGTAGGGGTGTTCTTAGTCCATCTATTCGCTGTAACTGATTCGTAATCCCAATGAGGGCCGTCACCCTCATTGATGTCCCCGCCGGGGAACTCCCATCCCCAGTGTGTGATTGGTAAGAACTCTTCATGAGGACTATGTTCTAGCATTTGTTTGTAGAATTGCATCTCTGCTCTCATGTCTGAGTTCTTTCGCTTCTTCCACTTACCAGTCTTCAACTCCATTAGTGCGAAGCCTCCGTTTCCATCCTCGAATATCCTATCAATGAAACCCTTCATGTGAATTGGCACACTCACGGTCTCACCATCATCTGTCTCTACCTCGACAACTCTCGTGCCGTGTATCTCTGACTCATTACCTACTGGATGCCAACCCTCACCTTTGGTGAGAACGAGTCTATCGAATTGCCAATCCACCCATCTCTGTATTTGTTCTGGCTCTCCGAAAACGTATGGCTCAGGAGGTCGAGAGATAACTTGGTGTGTTTTGTCTCTCGCTGCGTCTGTATTTCCTTCCTCTATCTTCTCAAGGATATCATCAATGGACTCGAATATCTCATTGAAGAAGAACTGGGTAACATCGTGGACGTTTTTGCCTCTTACGTGGTGGTCCTTCTCTTCGGTCTTTAATTTCAGGATGTTCTGGAAGAAATACTGTTTGGGACACCAGTTGAATGTGCCGAGACTGCTCTTCGTGATTCTGAGTATCTTGTTCTCATCAGCACTTGTCCATGCGTATGTGCTCTTAGCGTATGATTCAAGCAAGTCCTCAAAGGGATAGTCATCCCTTTCCATTCTATCTTCATTGTTAGGATTGAATCTCAATCTGAACACCCCTCACATTTCATTGCAAATAGTTCTCTTCCACAGTAAGGACATGAGGGTTTACCATTGTGTCTGAAGGTCTGCTCTGGGCCTCTCCATCCACACATGCACTCTGCTATCTTCATTTAATCACCTTTTTTTTCATGCAATGCTGCCTTTATCCTTCGTTGCGCGATATCGAAGTATTCACTTTCTATCTCAATCCCAATAAAATTTCTATTGAGATTAACGGCAGCGATTCCTGTTGAACCAGACCCCATACAGTTGTCTAGAACTAAATCTCCTTCATTGGAGTATGTGCGAACCAACCATTCCATAAGTGGGACCGGCTTTTGAGTGGGATGAACTTGTTGTTGTGCCGAAAAGTTCCTTGAAATATTCAGTATGCTCTTTGGGTATCTAATACCGGGGTTACTGAACTCTTTCCTTGGTTTCAACCCATACCCATGGACGTTTGTCTTCCCCACATAGCCTTCGGGGTTCTTCGACTTTCTATGATAGGGCTCTCCCTTTACCATCTGAGGGTTGTAGATTCCTCCTGATTTTTTGGCGAAAATAAGAACATTTTCATGAGTTTTCATTGGCCGGTATTTGGCTAATCCGGGGGAACCACACTTATTTTTATTCCAGATAAGTTCGTATTTGAACCAATCTATTTTACTTGAAATCAGAATAGTCGTAAAGGGTTGAGAACCGAATAAGCAGATGACTCCCTTTGGCTTGATTATTCTATCATATTGTCCCCAAAGCCTTTCAAGGTCGATGGGAGTGTCCCAAAAAATATTGGTAGTTCCGTAAGGAAGGTCACAACAAATCAAATCAATAGACTCGTCTTTAATGACTTCCATGACTTCTAAGCAGTCTCCTATCAAGCACTCTGCTATCTTCATTTAATCGGCCTCGGAAAATTGTCAATTTGTTCTTGGGTTGCCCCGTACTCTTTGAGTTTCTCCTTGGTGACATGACCATACTGCAACCACCGTTTGAATCTTGGAAGCCTATCCTTTCGTATAATCCCCTTCAAGAACATTATTTCAGTAATCAATTCGTCTTTAGTCATAGCATCGTAATCCATCATATCTCGTCCTCTCCGTCTTGTATCAATCGTTGAAGGTATACAACAGCATCCATAAGTTCTTCTTGTAGATAAGTGAGCCAATCAAGTTGAGTGAAATCCTCTCGCTCCATCGTCACACCATACTTTTCTAATCCTACTACGGCTCTCGCTTGTATCTTCTTGCATACATCATCTTCCACTTCACTCATTTCAATTACCACCTAGCAGGCTTGCTCGCTGCTAACGCATTCTTCAGTTCCCATCCCATAGCGTTGTATACTGATTCGAGTTTTCTGTGTATCATCTTCACGATGATTACATCGTAGTCTATAGGAAACTCTTGAATCTCCGAAGCCTCTCTGAACGCTATCACATTTGCTTTGAGATTCTTCGCTCTCTTAGGGAACACGACCTCGTTAGGCATGTCCTCTGGTGTGTTAGAGATATACACCCATTGAGCCCCGTCTCCTTGTCTGAAGGGATTTACTGGGGTCATGTTATCGTTGTAGTATTTCGCCGCTCTTGCAGCCATAGGCACTACCGTTTGATAATCAGAGAATGCCTTCTTGACCCTCCCGTATGGGGCTAGGTCTTCGATGGATATCTCTCCTTTCTCCACTGCTTTGATGATAGGATAGATAGCAGCATTGACTTGTTCTTCTGTCGCCCCTGTTCCTATGAGATTGAATGCTACGTCTTGCACCATCTTGCTTATCGGTGCAGCATTCGCTGCTTTGAGTTCGAATCCTGTAACCTTCATCTTACCTGCCTCTTCCTTTGGCCAAGTCTTGATACCAAAATATCTGTTCTTCGTCTCAGTGCTTGTCCAGTAGTCAAAGTAGGTTTCGAGTTCGACATTGAGATGAATCATGTCTAACTGTTCTCTTGCTGCTTGAGTGAGGTGGTCGGCCAAAGCCTGTGCTTCATCGAATGGAACCTGTATGAATGCAGAATCAGTGTGTCCATAGAGAGGTGTATATCCTAGTTTCTCACTCTCGCTCATGAGGAACTTGATGCTCTCTCTCCCTCGATAAGTAATGGTCTTCCCTATGTCCAAGTCAGACCACATTCCTCCTATCTTTTTCATAGCGACCATTCCATAGACTGCATTAACCGCCACCTTCGTAGCCGTTTGAAGCATGTCGAAGCCACGCCTCTCGTCTTCGCTCTTTGCGTTCTTCATGAGAGTCTTGTATTCCCCGCGCAAGGCTAGCATCTCAAGCACTATGGATGGGAGAAGGCCACGCTCACTCTGGTCCCAGTGTGTCCCGTTACCTATGGTCTTGATACCATCCCCAGCATGTCTGCGCTTGGTCTCCCAAGAGAGGTTGTCACTGATTATGATGTTAGGGTAGAGTGATTCGTAATCAAAGAGTCCGACTTTCGAATGTCTTCCTGCTTTGGGTTTTGGAATGTAAGCGGCTTGGAGGTCCTCTCGAATTATAGCCTTAGATGATGGTGCTTTATATGATGTGCGGCGACCAATCAAACCACGAAAGTATCGAGTGACTCTACATGTGCTTGGGAAAGAGACACCACATAATTTCTGCATTGCCAATTGGAATTCTATTGCATGCAACTTCTGGTCTATGTCTCTCAGTAGTGTGGCATCAACGAGACAGTAATCTACAAACTCATCAAAGTATTCTCCCCACCCATTGAAGACGGTCATACCCTTTATACGATTGGTCAGTTTTTCTCCCAATTCTAATTCATTTGCAATCCAATTGAGTTTTCTACTGGACATCTGTCCTTTGCCAGACTTCTGCCAGATGGATTCGAAACCACTACCAGTCATCCCTCTAGCCGCACTGTCGTAGACAAGTCTGCCTCGTATGGGTTGTGCTACATCATCATAGAAGTCTTTTCCTCCTTCTCTAAGTGGAGTCATGTAGAGTAATGGGCTCAGTCTGTGATGATTATCCAGTCTTCTGACCAAGTGAGGTAAGTCAGCCCAGTTACCTGCATGCGCGACTAGGATGTCAGGGTTGCATTTGTCTAGGTATCGCAGGAAGCCTTCATGCATCTCCATTTCACTACCATACAGGTGCAGGAGATAGCCGTCATACCTGTCTATCCATTCTATAGTGTCTTCCTGCCCTTCCCTCCATGCGAAGACGACAGGATGTTCTTCATAGGTATCAACTACAGCCATGACTGTGGTGAAGCCTTCCTTAACGTCCCATTCTAAATCGTAATACCATATCCTTGGGAAGAACTCTGGTATTCCGTCTGGGTATCTTGTGATGATGTATTGGTCTTGGTAACTGATGTCTGCTTCGTAAGTGGGTATTCTGTTTTTGATTTCCCAGAGGTTATCTGGTGAAACTGTTGTCATCTTGATGAGAGGAACTCCGTCTATACCTTCTGCTTGCTCATCGAAGTGGAAGTTGGTTCGGGGGAAGTCAGCACATACCCTTGACTGTAATCTTGGGTTTATGTCCTCCCTCACCCAACAGAAGGGCATAACATAGCCTTCATCTTCTGGTAGTATGAGGTTCTCATGGAGAATTCCATCCTCCCCTCTTGTGCGCTCGTATATGTGGGGTGGTTCACTCTTATCGAAGTCGGGATGAAACCAATCTACAATCATACCTAAGCCTCATTCTTTACCACTAATACGTTATTCTCTTGCGTTAGGAAAAGGAAGGTATTCTCACCCATGTGGACCCAAGCCGTTCCTTCATCTAACAGTCCAGAGCATTCCATCAACCACTTACCGAACTTGCTCTCTATCCTCTTGTTAGGTCCTTCTGCGTCAAGCAATACGGTATCAATTGTGAGTTGCATAGTGCCTCGCTTTCCTGCTTTAATGAAGAACTCTCCTTCTTCTGGGTGTAGAGATAAGAGGAAATTAGGATAAGTGAAGAAATTTTTGAAACCAGATACTGCTCTCAATTGAGAGACATCTATGATACCATGTCCCTCTAGTTGAGTCTCTTTGTAGTAGGTGAACATGTTCTCTTCGGTCTTCATAATTATCTTCTCGATTGCTGGAACCTTAGCATGGCTGTTCATCACCTTCATGGTAGGAACTTTGAGAGTCATACCTCCACATTTGATTGTGAGTTGCTTCCCTAGTTCTTGTTGAAAGAATCTGACCCCATCGGCTTTGCTCTTCTTACAGAACTGTATTACCTTCTTCAAATCAGAGAGGCCAATCTCTCCTTCCTTGCTTATCTGGTTAGGAGGTATGACTATTTGTTTACGGAAGTAGAAGGTGTCGAAACCCACCGTTCCAGTAAGTCGTCCGTCGTGCACATTCACCAACAAATCTTCTGTGTGTTCACCGAAGGAGGACAGGAAGGCTATTGCCTCGTTTCGGCCCACCACGAAGTCTGTCATTCATAGACTTCCATCAGATAATTCTGGAAGTCCTATCCAAACAGGAGGCTTCCCAACTTCGGTTACGAGGATGGTTCTCTTCTGTCCTTGCAAGGTTGCATTGGTCTTACACTTATCGAATGTTGCAGTAAATTCGCTCTTCACGATGTCTCCAGATTCTTCATCATAGGAGTCCTTCCTCTCACAGAGAATAATCTGGAAGACATAGTTGTTGCTTGACTTCTCCCAATCAGGTCGCCACTGTGCGGTCTCTTCGTTCTTCCCCCATGAGTAGTTGGTGAGTCTCAAATGTGTTTCCCAGAACACACGAACTCCTAACTTGACAAGCCCACGACAAATCGCAGTCATCTGATGGAACCTTGTCTTTCTGATAGCCCAATCCCATTGGTGGCCTACCTTCTTATTCCAGTCTGCTGCTTCAATACCGTCCTTAGCGAGATTGAGGTCTACAATTCTCATGTTGTTCACACAGACAGAGTCCCATAGGTCTACGCCTGTTACGAGAATGCCCCACAATCTTGGTCCTTCATAGTCTGATTCGTTCTGTTCTCTCGCTCTCTGTTGAGCGAACTGGAGTATCTTCATCACACGATTGTGAGTTTCTGGGTAATCATATGCGGTCCTGTCGTTCTTCTGCATGACCCAAGGTTCCCAGCATCTGATGCGCTCGTTATCTGGGTAGAATGCCGAAGCAGAAGCAGAGCCCCCACCATCGAAATCTATGATATCAAAGGTATCTTCATTCTTCGTTGCCTCTTCATCTCTGACGAAAGCATCGAGAATTATCGCAGTCTTACCACTGTTCTCATGACCGGCTACACCAACAAACAGATGGGTCTTCGGTCTCGTTTGATGCAGACTCTTAAGTTCCTCACGCAAATCTGAGAAGACATCTATATGAGTAACCTCCTCATTCTTCTTAGCCTTAGCCTTAGCCTTAGCCTTAGCCTTAGCCTTAGCCTTAGGCTTAGGCTTCAGTCCTGCTTCCAATTCCTTGGCCTTACCAAAACCTGCCATTAACCCCACGTCTCCTTATCGCGTGCTCTCTTTGCTAGCACATGCTTAGAACAGGATGGACACAAACGCTGAAAATATCCAAGCGTCTTTAATTTCATCCAACCTGCTTTTTCAAGGAACGGTTGAGTTTCTTTTTGGATTAAACGAAAAGAAGAAGTAGCCATGGGCCCATCTCCCTCTTCATTAACAGGTATTTGAATTATTTTTTCACATTTAATTCTACCCTCTATGTTCGCAGCGGCGGGTCTTCCGACACACTTGCAAGTCAAGATTGTAGAGAACTGCTTTATCTTACCCATCAAGCACCACCTACCGCTTCCTCTTCTTCTGGCGTTGCGCCTCTCTGCAGTTCGAATAAATCTCTCTGCAGTTTCTGAAGAGACTGATTCACTTCGTTAGCAAACCCTTCCAAGAGACGAATGAACACCAGTCTGTTGGTAGCCAAGCCCTGTAGTTGTTGTGCCTGTTCCAACAGAGTTTCATAGTTCCCCCTCAACTCTATATTCTCCGTCTCTAATTTCAATGTTATTTTTTCCATTTCGCTTATTGTTTTTCTTACCATTGTATCACCTCATTTTATGAATTGTGAAATGTTTGTGTTTCCACCCTTTGTTCTCCTTCGGATTCTCCTTGGGTCAGCATAGACACCGAAGACATTTATCTTTGGGACTTCCTCTCCATCAACGATACTCATTGCTACTCTCCCTATCACAAGGATAGTAGATTTCTCGGCCCACTCTATCTCTTCGTCTCCGTTTCTTGAAATGAACGGGTTAGAGTTGTCGAAGCAAGCACCACTCACCCAACAGGTGACTTCTGCTCGTCTTCCTTGTCCGAACATACTTTGGAGAGCCACATTAGAGAGACTGAACATGAAGTTCCTTCCTGTCTCATCATAGGGACTCTCTCTTCCTTCTGTTGAGAGTCTGCTAACAGTTCCCTTGGTTATGACTACTGGACCAGACTTGCCTTCCTCTCCGTTTATCTCGAATGTCCTGTGCCTCTCATTGTATGCGTCTCCTAGACTCTCAAGGGAAACATACAGGTCATGGAAATCTGCGGTCGCTAAGAACTTGTGAGGATGAAGGAATTTCCTGTCTTCCTCACTTACGAAATCGTCTGTGTATTGGATGCTGTTTTCGAAACCCTTGTTGGTTCCAAGAACATCCTTCCATCCTTCTGCTGCTTCTGGATTAGGAGGTCTGACTGTAATTTTGCAGGGCACTCCTATCTTCACTTGAAGGTCTACACCATCTCCTAGCGAATCTATTCGCCATAGTTGAATGGCTTTGTCGAACTCGCTCTTCTCATTACCTACGAAATAGTAATTCCTACCCATCAGAGATGGCATCATCGGTCTGCCTGTAGTCATACCCATCAGACAGACATATCTATTATCCACTTTGAATCCCATAATGGGAGTGTCTTCGGTAGGTTCGTTCGTCTCAATCATACCATTCTGAGCCTTGATGCTCCAGAAACTATCGTTCTTCTCATAGATACCTACTCGACCACTATCTACTGCTGCCTTAGCATCCATGATGAACTCACGTGTGGCCCTATTGACCATGCCCGCTCTCCTGTCTCTCTTGTTTGCATCAACACCAACGAAGCAGCCAACGAAGGTGACTGTGTTAGAGCCCCCTCCTACTGTGCCTCTCCTTAATTGAACGAAACATTGTTCAGCCCAGTCAATCAAGAGGTCTTCATCTTCAACTCGCCAGTTGTCACAACTGTGTTCATTCAAAATGAAGCCCAAGAAGTGTGCAATCACTTCACCAATCTTGTCGCCGGTTCTTTCTGCGTGCTTTTCCAAACGCTCTTGGACACCAGACGGTAGGCTTTCATTCTCATCGCTCTTTTCATAATCATATTCTTCTGTCATTGTTTCAACTCTCCTTCTAACTTCGATACGAAGTAGTCGAGGAATGCGTAATCGCTGTCCGGCCATTCATGAATGTTTCTCATCATGTCGCCATAAACGCGCATGATTGACCACACCTTTTCATCGCCGGAAGAGAAATCATAATCATCAGAAGTGGTATAATCATCAGAATCGAAATTGAAGAAGGTAGAGATGTTCTGATAGAAACTTCTCATGACAAACGCTTTGTCTCTTCCTCGGTCAATCGAGTCGTGGAATAGGACTCTCATATTCAAGAAGTCATTAGCCATGGCACTTATGGCCGCTTTGCTAATATCACCCATGTCTCCAATCTTCTTGTGGAGTGAGTCTTCATACGGCGATAGGGCTTCTAACATGTTTACGCACGCACGAAGGTCACCGTTCATTGAACGAATGAGTCTTGGGAAGTCTTTGCTCCAACTTACACATATGCTGTTTGGCACTCCTACCTTTTCACACACATTGAATAGGTGTTTACTACCTTCATCGGGGTTAATCGGTTTGAATTGATAGACTACACATCGACTCTTTATGGCAGGTCGGATTTTACTTCCCTCATTAGCAGTGAAGATGAAGAGACAATTCCCAGTGTTGTTCTCTATTATCTGTCTCACTGCATCTTGAGCCGCAGGAGTCAATCCGTCTGCTTCATCAAGAAGGATGACTTTCCTATCACCCTGATAAGGTGCTGTTGTCGCTGCTTGTTTGAGGAATACTCTGACAAAATCAATCCCTCTATCGTCACTTGCATTGCATTCATAGAAATCGGTGTCGTAACCGTGTTTACCAAGCATCTTCATCCCAATGACTCGTGCTGCTGAGGTCTTTCCAATTCCCGATGGGCCTACGAAGAGCAAGGCTTCTGGATAAGAGGCGTTCTCAATCCACTCCTTAGCATCATCGGTGAAATTCTTCTGACCCACGATTTCGTGTATTTCTGAGGGTCTCCCAACAGCATTCCAAGCCCTGAACATCATACTACTTGTTATGTGCCTTTATATGCACTTGCCTCAAACTCCTTTGCCCACTCTACGAATTCTTCAAAGTTGTTCGGAGGTGGGTTATCCAATATCCATTTCATCAATAGATAGCCATCATGGTCGGATAGGTATTTATCGAGGCCTATGTCTTCTATGAAATCCATGAACTTCATCACATTCCCACCGTCATGATACTTCTGCTGTAAGGGTAAATCGAACTTTCCCAAAACATCATCTAAAACAGAAAACATGTTATTTGGGGATTTTTGTTGTTGCTTTATAAGAGAACGCCATCTAATGAAACGATTTATTCGATACCCACAAGCCGCAGTAGTGCTTTTTTGCACAGAAACATGAAACTTAAGGTCTGAGCACAAAAACCCAATTCCTAAAGAAAAAATATCCATCAATCATCACTTCTGTGCAGTAAATCCACATATTGGGTGATATCGCTGATACCCAAGTCCTCTCGCACTTCCAATACATACGCATCTTGAATGATATCCCCAATTGCGAAGGGGAGTGTCATAGAGGGAACTATCATGGAGAGAGGGATAACGATTTCAGACTCTATTTCCTGCCATTGTTCATCAGGTGTTAAAGATGTCATTCTCGACACCGTCTGGTGTAAGTGGTTTTGAGTGTCACCAGTGACTTCAGCCATTACCACAGGAATGAAGTCATCAAACCCATCCAAGCAAGATACCTTAATTTCGGTTCTGTCACCAGTGACTTTTCTGATTGAATGTAGTCGCAGTATTGCCTTTGCTTGTGAAGTCATCAACACAAAGCCGCCTGATTTGAATGGGTCGAAGGCTGCCGTGCTGGGAAATCTGAGAAGAGCATCAGATTCCAATGTGGAGATAAGTTCTGACATTTTGTCTATCGTTGACGGCTGGTGGACTATCAAAGGGGCATCTGGGAAATCAGCAATATGCTCGGAAAATACAGTCAATCGCTCTTCTAGAGTGTAATCTGGATATCGCGGCATAATGACATCATACACGTGTATGACTCCATCCTTCGATGCCGTTTCTAGGATTATCGGCCCTTTAGGAAGCCATTCGTCGTTTGGCGCTATACCACCAGAGGTGATTCCCCCAGACCTATCTCGCCAAACCAATCTACTTCCATCTGGTTCTGGTAAGACATAGAGCATCTTAGTGGCCCCGCTAGATAGAATCCTCTGATACAACCCTCCATTGTAATCAACAACCCTCTGAACGTCATCATGAGGGTGAAATGGGAAATAGCGTCTAGGAGTCAATGCCAGATTTGGCTCTTCATGCCATCTGAACGGAG